CTTCGTATGTTAGCTTTGTAATAAGAGATAAACAATTAAAATATAAAAATTATGAGCTTACCATTTAATCTTAATTCCGTTCTTGCTTCTGCTTCGTTAATCGAAGGATTTGATGTTGTTAAAAATTCGTTTCCAGTTGAAGGTCGTTTTACTAAAAGAGTAATCACTTACTCTGAAGCAGTATTCGATGCTCTAAATGAAGTTGCCGAAGATTATTCTGATTGGCCGGAAGACCAGGGGTTTGGTTCATCTGATATGACTTATGTTCGTAAATCATTCATCGATACTATGATTGATATTGCTAACCTTAGAGGTTACTATGAAACAAAGTTTGACCCTTATTTAAAAGTGGTGGAGTATTCAGAAGTAGAATATCACGAAATGATGTTGCGTAGAGAACAAGGATTATAAAAAATAATCCACAAAAAATTTGGAAATATGGAAAAATAGTTGTAGATTAGCTGAGTAATAAGAGATAAACATTAAAACATAAAATTATGGTACATAGAGCAAAGTATGAGAAATTGTTAAAGAATTCTAACGGTCAATATCGTTATCAATTTAATTGGGTAAGTGGTGGGTTCAATGATATTTGGGCTAAGAACCTTAAAGAGTTCAAAGTAGAACTTAAACGCCAGTTCGGTAATTCCAATTTAGATGTGGATTATAAAACACTTCACAAAGCAACCGAAAGTGGTGCTAGAAGTTGGGATAAAGCAGGTAATATGTTGTGTTGGTAACATTTAAATATAATATATAACTCGTTGATAACCAACGAGTTTTTTTATGGCCAAAAATAATTGAAAAAAAAGTGGTAAAATATTTGGAAAATTGAAAAAAAAAGTGTAGATTAGCTTTATAAGATTGAGAGATAATAAACACTTAAAATATAAAATATGAATAAGAATCTATTAGAATTAAAACACGATGAGTTGTTTTCGGAAAAGTTAGAAACCACGTATTGGAGTGAAGTGAATAAACGATATTTACTTCGTATTTATGAACCAATGAATAGAGTAATGGAATTAGTAAGTAATCCAAAATGGTCTACTATTGTAAGAGATATGGGAGAAATTTCTCCTGGTTACTACTCGTGTGTATATAAAACCTTAAAAGAAATCGGTGTGTTGATGTACAATCCCGTAACGAAGATTTTACAAAAAGGTCCTAATTACGAACGATTCTATTCAAACGAAGATTGGGGATGGTTTTATATGAATACATCATCAGGTATGAAATCATATGTAACCAAAGATACAAATGGTAACAAAGTTCATAAATTATATCAATCAAATTATAGAGGATAACGATGATAAAGAATAAGAAAAACACAGGTATTGAAATTGATTTAACTGGCCCACAAGGTAACGCTTTTTTCCTATTGGGAACTGCAATGAATTTGGCTAGACAATTAGGATTAAATTCGGAAGAAGTTTGTGGAAAAATGAAAGAAGGTGATTACGAACATCTGGTTCAGACCTTTGATAATTATTTCGGAGATTTTGTAACTTTGTACCGATAAAATTTGGAAATGTGAAAAATATTTCCTATATTAGCTGTATAATTAATGATTAAACTATAAACGATATGAATTCTTCAATTTTTGATAATCTACCGGCAGGTTCATTCTTAGATGTGACAGTTTCACTTAACGGAAAGGTTAAGACCCGTAACCTTAAAATATGTAAGGTTAAACCCCGCTCAGTTCTCTTTATTCACGTTGATAAACCTAATAGGGTAAATACCTTCTTTAAGATAAAATATAGTGATATCGAGGAGTATTTTAACGCAATTGGGTTATTGGTACTCAAAGATGGTAAGATACCCGATAAGTGGGAATCTGCTTGGGATACCATCGGTTCACCTTCACAAATGGTTCAAAGTTATGGTAGATTTGCTCAGACATCAAAACCCTTTCGTTCAACAACAAATTCAGTAACTGGATTTCCAATGGTATAATTATGAGAATAGAATCACTTTTACCACCTGTAGCTTTTCAATCGGTAATATCTGGTCAATGGTATATCGTAACAACCGACCCTAAATTAGGTTGGGTTAAAGTAGACAGAAAATATAGTTGGTCTGAATTAGAAAAAATGTGGACAAAAACTATTACTAAGTTTAAAAAAACCGAAGAAGTAGTAGTATCACTACCAAAAAAAGTAGAAAAACAAACATTTTCAGTAGAGGGTAGTAAAGGTAAGATTTATGAAGTAATTAATAGTGGTGGTAGATGGAGTTGTTCATGTCCGGCATATGGATTTAGTAGAGGACGAGATTGTAAACATATAAAAGAATTAAAAACTAAAAACTAAAAATTATGAGTATTTCAATTGATGTAAGTATTAACGATATCATATGGGGAATGTCCGATTATGATAAGCAAGAATTGGTAAATTCACTATATGATGATGGATTCGTACCGGAACAAATGGGTGGAGTTCATCCTGATGATTTACCAACTGGTCAATTTGATAGAGAAGTTAGTAAACTTATCGGTAATGCTTGGAGATTATCCAATGAAGATGAAGCAACAATTTTACGAATCACCAATAAAATCATACAATAATGGGAGTAGATATTTCGGGTAAAAACCCAATAAGTGAAACAGGCGATTATTTCGGTTCTAATTGGTGGGGATGGAGACCTATCAACCATCTTTGTCAAATGGCAATCTACGATTCTAAATTAAATTACAATACTGATTATTGGGGTTCTAATGATGGTAAGGGATTGGAGAATGAAGAAGAGTGTAACAATCTTGCTGATGCATTAGAAGAATTGTTAGGTAATGAAATCGATGCTAAACAAGATGATGATAGAGTGTATCTATGTTTAGGAAGTTGGTGTGAAGCAGGAACTGGTAAGATGATTAGTAGTGAGGTTGACATGAGTTTAAATCAACAATATGAATATGGAACTATTCACTATACCCCAATCATAACCGAATCAGGACAATTAGTAGAATCTGCACACTCTACATCGGTTGCTAGAATCAAACAATTTATAGAATTTTTACGAAATTGTGGAGGATTTGAAATATGGTAATTTATATGGAACAAACACTTGGATTGATGTACCACCTAGCAATGGAAAAAGGTGAAGATGCTGTAATGGAAGTACAACAATTAATTGATTCAGGTACAATAAAAGAAAATGAAAAAGGTTATAAATATTTAGTAATAAACGATAAAGAAGATGAAACTATTTAAAACATTTAAAGAAAAAATATTTCCTCCTTACAAAATGAATGAGAAGGAAACCCTCACATATGATGTTATTAAAATGTTATGTGAACAAAAGGATACTGATTTGAAAATTGCACCACTTACTGGTAGATACTTTATGGTGAACAAACGATTATCATATTGGGCTAAAGTAGAAGATTTTAGTGTATCGATTACCAATCACAAATTCACCTTAACCAATACTGTCAATTCGGAATATCAAAAGAAATTAGTTGAAATGGTAAATATGTTCATCGAAGCTGATAGAAATGAGTTTGAAGAAACTGTATTTCAAAATGAAGTAGAGTTATTAGAAAATATCAAATCTAATATCACTTCTGGTAGTTTCTAATTACCAACATTTGGTAATATCAAAAATAATTCGTATCTTTGTAGAATGGTTATAGTAGAATCTCAAAAAGAGATAAATGGTTTTATGGACTATTGGGGAACAAAACCCTCAATAGTCATTCCTATTTGGGCTGATTTGGAATGTCATCCAATGAATACTCATTTATCATTCTTATATGTAAGATTTGATGATGGTGATTATATTATACCATTTGACCATAACGATTGTAAAAATATCGAAATTGATTTATCACAATCTACACAATCAAAATGGGTATGGAACAAGAAAGGTATTTTACAAACAAATTTGGGATTACAAGAAACCCGCGATATCCAATCTTATTCATTCTTTATACATAATAACCTAATTGATTTAAACACCCATATCGAACCCATAACGAACTTTTATACTCGTTTGGGATTACGTGATAACTTAGGTAAATCAATCCCTATAATGAAGTGGATTGAGGTATTAAGTGGTATTATTGACAAATACTCACTTTTACCACTTTTCTCAAATAATGGTAAAATTGATTGGATTGATGATACGATGATTCCTATCCTTTCAGATATCGAACGAAAGGGACTCCACGTCGACTACGAAAAATTTATTGATAGATGGTCATCTAACGGCAAACACCTACACAACGATATTATTTGGACAGAGTATAACCCATATACCCTTACATCACGTCCCTCCAATCGTCATGGTGGTATCAATTTTGGTGCACTTAACAAAAAGGATGGTTCGAGAGAAGTTTTCATTCCTCGAGAAAACACAATGTTCTTACAATTCGATTATGATGCATACCACGTTCGTATTATCGGTAAGTTGATTGGGTATGATTTGCCAAAGAGTTCCGTTCACCAATGGTTAGCAGACCAATACGGATGTCCTTATGATGAATCCAAAGGAAGAACATTCCGAATCCTTTATGGTGGTGTGAGTGATGAAGATAAGGAGATACCATTCTTCAATGAGGTTGATAAGTTCATCCAACGGGTCTATACCGAATCCCAACAAAGAGGATATATCCTAACCCCAAAAGGAAGGAAGATACCTCTAACGTGGATTGAAGGTGAGAATCCCCAAAAGGTATTCAACTATCTATTACAAGCGACAGAAACAGAGTTCAATATGGAAGTTCTGAAAAAGTTGAAGGTAAGTGGGATGGAGTTGCCGATTCTTTACACATATGATTCATTCTTATTTGAATACAATTTGAGCTGGGATATGGAGAGGGCAAAGGAGATTAAATCCGTGCTCGAAAGTTTTGGATTCCCAATTAAGGCAAGTTGGGGTATGGATTACTCAAAAATTTAATATTTATATACTAAACGAGAGGATTTAGTATATGAAAAAATTTTTTACACTAATTTTAGTGTTATGTTTCGCCTTAGGTCTTAAGGCACAAGATGTGGTAGTTCTAAAACATACAAATTACACATCACACTTTTCAAAATCAAAAAAATACCCGGTATTAGTAGAATGGTGGGAAACCAAAGCAAAAGTTGGTTGTCCAAATCCGTTACCACGTAAAGATAATTTCAAGCCCGACCCTTTATTACCAAAAGAAACAAATATTGGTGCAGATTATGTAAATAGTGGAACGGATAGAGGTCATTTAATGCCTGCAAAATCAAATCAATGTCAAACCCAAGCGGTACAAGATGAATGTTTCTATTATTCTAATATGGCTGCACAATATCATAGATTAAATGCAGGTGATTGGAAATCATTAGAAACTCTAACAAGAGAATGGGCAGTGAAACAAGATTCAGTTCATATCTGGGCTGGAAATATTGGAGTTGCTAAAACAATAGGTGTAAATAAAGTTGCAGTTCCGACACAATGTTGGAAAGTGGTTTATATAGTAAAAACAAAAGAATGGTTCGCGTATTTATTTCAGAATGATTTATCTAAACCAGATGGAATAAACAATAACAAAGTATTAGTTTCGGATATTGAAAAATTAACAGGATTGAAATTTAAATAATTTCGAAGGATAATATTATGGCGGATAAAAGAATTTCCCAACTTAACTCACATACATCACCAAGTGGAAGTGACATTTTAGTAATCGTAAATAATAACGAAACTAAAAAGATTACTTATGCTGATTTAAGTTCTGCAATCACAGGGTCTCAACCTAATATTAGTGCCCTAAATATATTTACCGAAAGTATCGATAGCAGAGTCGATATATTAGAAAGTTGGAGTTCATCATTGGATTCTACGTTTGCAACAGATTTACAAGTTTCGATTGTAAGTAGTTCAGTAGCAGCAACAATCGGTATAGTTTCCCAAAATACAGGTTTAGTTACTACATCATCTTTCAATGAATATACTGCAAGCATTTCAACTGCAAGTTTAGTAGATAGATTAGATAATTTAGAAAGTCATACAGGTTCTTATTTAACATCGTTGAATGGAACAATTAGTGGTTCTTCACAATTAACATCTTCTTATGATGAAAGATATGTAATTAGTGGTAGTATTACTCAAACAACATGGGATAATATAGCAAACAAACCATCTGGTATAGTTTCACAATCTACGGATTTAACATCTTTAAATAATTTTACTGCAAGTATTTCAACTGCAAGTTTAGTTGATAGATTAAATGTAATTGAAAGTGTAAGTGGTAGTTGGATTACTGAAAGTCAAACGGGTTCGTTTTTGACATCATTAAGTGGAGCAATAAGTTCTTCGGAGCAAGTATTGGGAAGTAGTGGTGTTTATAGTTCATCTGCACAAATAAATGGAAATATTTATTCCGCAGGAAGTTCATTTACATTTCAGGATTTATTAATTGGAGCAGGTACAACATTTGGAAAAATTACTACGGATGGTAGTAAGTATATTTCAGTTATGCCAACTTATAATGTTGAATCAGCTAGATTTTGGACAAATGGTAATGTAACTATACAAGATGGGGGGGATTACGTTGATAATGGATTTAGACTAGAAGTAAGTGGTTCAACAAGAATTATAGGTTCATTCAATGCAACTGATGGTATTACTGGTTCGACAAACTTTGATACAATTGCAAATAAACCAACTTTAATTAGTGGTTCATCACAACTTACTTCATCATACGATACTCGTTATACATTGAGTGGTAGTGTGGTAAGTGGAACAACTCCTGTTGGAACTATTAGTGGTTCTGCACAAATCAGTGCATTTGGATTTGTAAGTGGTAGTTATACAACAACGGCATCATTCAACTCATTCACTGCATCTGCACAGACTGTTACAACCGGTTCAAACTCATTTAACGGAACACAAATAATTACGGGTTCTTTAATAGTAACATCAGGTTCGTTTATTGGTTCACAACTTACTGCAAACACTTCATCACTTTATTTGACAAGTGGTAGTAACTTATATGTTCAAAATAATGGATTAGTAGAAATTACAGGTTCATTAATAGTAAGTGGTTCTACGAATTTAAATGTGAATAGTTTATTAGTTGGAACGGGTAGTGGAGATGAAGGTGGTGAAATTCAATTAGCAGTACCTCAAACAAATACATCTTTAACAAATAAAGTTATTATTGATGTTTTTCAAAATAGATTAAGATTCTGGGAAGCCGGTGCAGACTCAAAAGGTGTATATGTTGATTTAAGCAAAACACCAGCCGGCAATGCAGGTGAATTATTATGGAAAGCAAGTGGAATGGTAGCAGCAGGAACATTTGTAACATTAGATAATCTCAAATGTACAATCACAACAAGTGGTAGTAGAGGATTAAGTATCGGTGCGGTATCTACAAATTTTGAGGCAGATTTGAGTGGCTGGTACACTGTTCCTGGTGGCAGTGGTGGAGGTTCTACAAATAATATCTCATATACTACAACTGCATCTGCATCGGCATTTGGTTGGAACTTGGGTGCACATGGTGATATGGTACAAGTTAATTTAAGAGATAAAACCAATGATAGATTTTATCGTATTACAATGATGATAGGTGTGTCATACATCAGTAACTTTATTTCAATAGAAAGATTATTTTAATACGATATGGCAATAGAATTTAGAAACGGAATAACAATAGGTGCAAATTTGGGAACAATCTCAAATCCGGCACTTTCTGCCGTTCAATTATATAATGCCGGAGTTAGAACAGATGGTTGGTATTGGATAAAGACTGGAATGATGACTGGTTCGGTACAAGTTTATTGTAACCAAACCGATAATGGGGGTGGTTGGATGTTAGTATCATATAATCCATCCGGTTCAACACAATTGGGGTATCCATATCCAAACGCAGATAGTGGTAGTTTATCGACTCCATCTCTTATTAAACATTATAGAAACGCAGAAAATCTTTGGTATTCAACATCAGGTTCTGCACAATGTAATTCAGTAATGAGAATGGCATCTACTGCATCGGTTCAACCACATTTAACAAATTGTAGTATTGCACATTCGGTAACATATACAAATCCAAATGTTTTAGACATTGATACGAGAGCAACTCAAATTCTAAAATTATCTACACCATTAACAGGTAGTTGGACACCAATAAAAGGATATACATTTATGACTGGGTCTTTACCAACTCAAGCACCACCTGATTGGTTATATGATACTGCAAACTGGTGGAATGTAACAACCCCAACTACCGATTTATCAACTGCATATGGTAGAAGTGGAAACGCATTGGGGAATGGTGGTTGGACAAATAGATTGAATAATACTGTCTATGGTTTGGCAAATGTTACTACAACCGGTAATGCTATAACATCAAATTTCAATACACTAGCAGTTTATATAAAATAAGATATTTATACATATGCAATATATAAGTTGGCAAGAATGGTATAGTAAATGGAAGGATAAGAAACCGTTGAATGAGGTTATGTCTGATTATAACTGCTATATCTATCAGTACGAAACTTATGAACAATATGAACATTGTATCAGAAAATTAGGGAGTGAAACAAGATATATACTTCAACAAAATAGAAATAATATACTTCAACAAAACGGATTTAAACTTGTATGGCAGATAAAACTATAACGGAATTACCAAACTTAGAAACATTATCAAATGATGATGTATTTGTTTGTGTAGATATTAACGAAGAAACTACTAAAAAAGTAACCTATGGTAATTTGATAAATAATGTAACTGGCTCAATTCCTCCTGGCTTGGGTGGTAGTGGATTGGGTTGGGCAAGATACGATGGTACACAATACACGACATCATCAGTATTTACATTGACAGTTGCAGCAGGAGAGCAACCTTTACCTAATAACGCAGGCAATACAATAGAAACTCATTTACATTCTTCGATATCGTTTTATAATAGTGGTTCTGGTAAAATACAAGTAGAAAATGATGGTGATGTTTATATGTGTACAATTGTATTTAAAGCAAAAACTTCAAATGCAAATGGAACATCTATAAGAGTTCAATTGGATAATACAATCGGAACTCCATATGAAAGAGTTGGTAAGGATTTATTTTTTGGAAAAGGAAACGATACTTGGCACGAATTTCATGAAGTATTTCAATATTATGGAGATTCTGATTTTGTAACAAACGGAAACCGATGGAATGTTCAAGCATTTGGAAATACGGTCAGTATAGCAAATGTAATATTCTTCATTCAAAGAACTCAAAATCACGGTCACTAATTAGAAATAGTTTCGTTGAAATTTGGATAATTCAAATATATTTCGTATATTTGTAAAATAAATTAGTAAAGAAATGCAAAAGAAAAACTTTATACAAAAATTATTAAGAGAACTTTCATATAGAAGTAAAGAGGGATATCCTATTTTATCTAAGAAAGAACATATCGAAATAATTTCAGATATTCTTACCGAATGGGGATTAGGTGAACTTCAAACTGAATTAATAAAAAATTTAACTGAAGGGCCTGATGATGAAAAGTATACCCACGTTGGCCAGGGATATTATGTTGTAAAAGGACAAGAAGATAAAGAAGATGCTCAAAAGTTTACCAAAGATGATAATGGTAAGTATAATGTAGTATCACAAGACGAATACGAAAAACAAAAAGCTAAAGCAGGTGAAGAGGGTGGTCCAACTAACAACCCAAACGCAGAACCTAACCAAAATACTCCACAAGATGGACAACAAGGTGGTGGTGAACAGCCTAAACAAGAACCACCAAAAGGAACTTCTTTACAATCACCGGAAACCCAAGCAAGATATAAAAAAGAAGCAGAAGCAGCAACAAAATCTAATGAACCAACATCTGAAAAGGGACAATCTCAAATTAGTAAAGAAGATGGTGTTACTCTTAAACGAGTTAAAGAACAGATTAATAAAAATTCAGTAACACTTAGCGATGAACAAAAGAAAATAGCTAATGATTGTTATGAATTGACAGAAAAGTTATTCGATGAAACAATTTCAGATGATGAAAAAGTTAATATTGCAACTGAATTAAGGGATAAATATAAAATTACTACGAACGCAAGTGGTAGTAAATATTATATAAATGTATTGGGGGGTAAAAGAAAAATATTCGGTGATGGTACAACATCAACTGAAAAATTAGTTTCTCAACTTAAAAAATATACACAATTAGACCAAGTTGATTTTTCTGGGTTAAAAAAGAATTTAACAACTGCAGCTAAACCTGATTTAGGTAAAACTAATGAAGTTAAACCAAAAGATGATGATAGAGTAAAACAATTATTCAATTCCTCACCGGTATTGAGTAGAATTAGAGAAAGTGTACATGGTGTATTTGCTCCAAAAGATGAAAATGGTGATGTAATATTCCCATCTAACAAACATTCTCGTGCATACCTAAAACAATCATTTGAAAATCCTGCATTGGTTAATACAATTAATTTAGCATCTGAATACGCAGATAAAGGACAAATTTCAAAAGAATATGTAGATGCACTAAAACAACATCAAAATAGATTAGCTGGTATCTTAGGTGTATATGAAGTTCCAAGTGAAGAGGCTGCAGTTGCTATTGCAGATTCATATAATGATTTAATGGTTGATTTGAACAATGCAGATTCTGAAGCAGCATCGGCAGTAATGAAACAACTAGCCGAAAATAGATTATACGAAGAAGCACTTGCAAGAGGTGAAGAAGTTTATTTACCATCAAATGGTTCGTTTCCTGGTGGTGATATGATTAGAGTTGGTGGAACTGATGGTGATGTTGAAACTGTATCCTTAGTAAGTTGTAAGTTCGGTAAAGAAGGTAGAATATACGGATGTCCTGCGAATATGAAAGCAGTAACTCAATTACATCCAGATGAATCTAAAAGAGATTTGTTTGGTCAATATGTAGGTGAAAAAGGTTACACTATGATGATTAAAGATGATTTAATCGTAGGTGAAACCAAAGAAGAAACTACTAAGAAAACTAATGATTTACTAAAAAAATCATTAATGAACCAAAACCTTTCAGATGTATTTGATACGAGTGATTTAACTGAAGTTTCTACTATATGTTCAGAATACTACTACAAACTAAATCAACTTAGAACTAAATTAGAAACTGAATTAGGAAATGTTGGTGCAGATACTTTTTGGGGTGAGTATCAAAAAGAATTGGCTAAATTCAAAAAAGAATATGCACAACAAATTCAAAAAATAGTAACACCTGAAAAATTAGAAAAAATTGTTGGTAAAAATAACGTACCTAACTTTAAAACTAGAATGACACCGGATGTATTCTTAGCAGGTGTGTTATTAACGGAAAATATTAGAAGTGGTGGTGGATACGGTCTTTCACATAATAAACAATACTATGATGAAAACAAATCACCGGTATCCAAAACTGATAAAGGTACTGATATTCCAGATGATTATTCTTTAACTATTCGTAACGAAAGAACTGCTGGTAGAAATGGTGGTGGAATCCAAATGTCATTCACTGGCGATGGTGAAAGACCTAATGGTGAAATATTACCATTAGAATCGTAAAAAAAGTCTTTCGATTTCGTTTTTTATACTTATTATAGAGAGTATAAAATTAGGAGAAAGAATGCAGACACAACTATTGTGTACCTTTACATCAAAGGATGAGTTACAAAATACATTAGAACATATAAAACAAACTTATTATATAGTTTACAACTATATTTACGTCTTACAAAATAAGGCTAATTTAGAAGAACTATATATAACATATAATATAGATACCCAATATAAACCAACAAATCCATTAAAGGATACAATATTGGTTCATAGAAAAAAACAATCTAATACATTATATACTATTAATGCCTTAAATGAATTAGTTAAGGAAGAGAATGGTGGTAAAGCAGATAAAGATTTTGTGGTAGATTGGGATAAGTTCAAAAATACAATCATCGTTACAAATACCGAAGGAACGAAGAAAATTAGTACAAGAATTTTTGAAGTAATTGAATATTCTCAAAAATAAATTTGGAAGTTTCAGTTTTTTTTCGTATATTTGTATTCAATTAATTAATAAACAAAAAAAACAAACAAAATGAAACAATTATTCGCAGTAGCAGTAATCGCTTTGATGATTACATCTTGTGGTTCAAAATCACAATCAGAAACAGCTTCAGATTCAACAGCAGTGGTAGTAGACACAGCAGTAGTTGCAACTGATTCAGCAGCAGTAAAAGTAGATTCTGCAGAAGTAAAGTAAATTATAGAGGGTGATAAGAAATTATCACCCTTTTATATTTGGTAGTATCAGATATATTTCGTATATTTGTATAAATAAATTAATAAAGGTTATATGTCAAAGAGCACAACACAAACTCCTCGTATCATTAAACAGGAGAGCAAGAATAAGTTAGAACTTAATATCGCACCTAAAATCGAACAAAACGATGATGAGGTTGCGTTCATCAAATACGATAATCCCAAACTCGTAGAAGAAATCGAAAAACAATATCCAGAAATGACTGATGAGTTTAAACGTATTATGTTTACTCAATATGAATTATTCTGCATGAAACAATCCAATTATGGACCAGGAAACATTGCAGTGGGTACATCCTTAGAAACTGAAGATGATAAGAAATTATCACTAACAGGTCTTTGGTTCAGAGTAAACGATAAAATCCAACGTTTGAAACAATTAGTAGTTTTAAACAAAGAAGATTTAGTTGGTGAATCCTTAGAAGATACATTTCAAGACCTTTCAGTATATGGAATTATAGCCCAAATCGTTTCCAATGGAAAATGGGCAAAATAAATGATAAAATAGTTGGTAGTATCAACTATTTTTCGTATATTAGCATTATAGGATTAAAATATAAAACTTAAAACAAAAAATTATGACGGAATTAATGAAATTTTCTAAAGATTATTTTACACCATTTTTTCAAAACTCATCTTTGAGCCAAATTGATGGAGATACGTTCGCAGTAGAATTTGCACATGGTGCTCAAGATTACAACGGAAAAAAGTTTGTAGTAATTTTTACTGATGAATACATATGGTTCATAAATAATGGAGATGTTATTTTAGAAGATGATGTAATTAATAAAATTTTCGGATATAAAAAAGGTGGATTTTCAACAAAATATACATCAATGTTTGGGTCTGGAAGTACTAAATTAACTGTTGCTAGACTGGGTGCGTTGGTAGAATTATATACATCATCACCAAATGATTTTAGACGATATCATTTAAAGTATCCAAGCTATTTTCCATTAAATTCATTACATGACAATGATTGGAACTTACTTAATGGTAAAGGTGAGGATGTTAGTGTTATGAAATCTACACTAACTCTAGATGAGTATAATGAAGAATTTTCTGAAATTAGAAAATACATACCATTTACACCAAATGTAGCCTTTAAAATAAAACGATATGATTACCAATCCCATCCGATTAAACCACAATGGTCCAAATTAAATCATATACTTAATATGACATTCATTGATAAACCGAATTTTAATTTCGATTTAATCGATACTACTAAATCAAAACCAAATGTAGGTAGCGGTTCACAATTATATTTTCCAACATTACCTAACGATAAAGGTAAATATGCAACTACTATTAGCGATTTGACTCCAATTTTAGACGAAAAGGGTAAATATGTATATTTCGTATATCATGCAAAAGATAGAAATGGAAATATTGTTAAAACCTCAAAATTTAAGGCATATCAATACAAACATCTAACCGAAGATTTGGATATGATTGGTGGAAAAAACTTTAATAAAGTAGCAGATGGTAATATATTTGCTCCATATAAAACAAAACCATCCACAACATTTGGTCATTTTTTTGACCACACTGGTAAGTGGATATTTTCCGATAATCATTATAATTTAGGATTGACTGCTGTAAAATACAACTATTCAAATATGATATTTGTATTAGAAGAAGGTGAACTTCCATACAATGTTGTAAAAACCGATGGTGCAGGAAAAGAGTTTAGACAAGATGCTGCAGATTTTCATCAAAAGTATTTAGATGAAAACATATCTGCTCAACATACTGGTCTTGGAAAAATTGAAAACGCCAAAGTAGAGGAAATTTATAATATCCAAGTTGGTATTAAAGATAATAAATCAACCAAACAACAAATAACCAATTCTATTAATTATATGATTGGTATGTGTGGAATCACATCTCTAACTATTAGAGATGTTATGAATGCAGAAAGTCATCAATTAACCGAAGTAACTGAACAAGGTGAATTAGATTGGTATATTGGAAAAAATGGAACTAAAAGTATTTTAATTGAAGCGTTAAATACAAATTTAGACTATCTACATACTCGTCAGTTTAATTGGCAGTTAGACTCGTTTTCAGATGAAGTTGAGTTGGGAATACTTTTAATAGATGGTAACCCAAAAACACCAACCAATCAAAAGAAAATAAAATCTTTAAAAAATGTTTTACAAAAAAAATATCAAATTTATAATTTAAAGGATGTTTATGTAGTTTCATTTGATGATTTAATTAATGGTAATGTGGATAATTTTTATTCGCTTGAACTTTCAAAATAACAAAATAATTATACAAATTCTTTGAATAATTATATACGAAAATCGGTAAATCGTATATTTATACTTACACACCGCGAGTAGGAAAGACTCGTAAATAAAACCATAAAACAAATTAATTATTAAACTTAAAAGGCAAAAACAATGGCATTAGACATTAACGCAATTAGAGGTAGACTAAACAAACTACAAAACACACAAAAGAAAACGGATGCATTATGGAAACCAACCCCTGGTAAATCACAAGTCCGTATCGTACCTTACAAATTCAATAAAGACAATCCGTTCATTGAATTGTATTTTCACTACAACGTAAATAACAAAACTTATCTATCTCCGGCATCATTCGGTAGACCTGACCCAATTGTTGAGTTTGCAGACAAACTTAAAAGAATGGGCGATAAGGAAGATTGGAAAGCAGCAAAGGCAATGGAGCCTAAGTTGAGAACCTTTGTTCCGGTAATCGTTCGTGGTCAAGAAAACGAAGGTGTTAAATTTTGGGGATTTGGTAAGACAGTTTATCAAGAAATCTTAGGGTACATTGCTGACCCCGATTATGGTGATATTACTGACCCGAACGCAGGTAGAGATTTGACAGTTGAATATATTTCAGCAGAAGATGCTGGAACTTCATATCCAACAACTACTCTTAGAGTAAAACCAAATCAAACACCATTAGCAGAAGGTGGGGATATTGCTAAATTCTTAGAGAATCAAACTGAAATTACTGAATTGTATCAGGAGTTATCTTACGCAGAATTAAAAAATGTACTGGAAGGTTGGTTAAATCCATCAGCAACATCTGATGAAGATGAAACCGAAAGTTCAGTAGCAGCAGAAACTTTATCATCAGCAAAACCTACACCATCCGTATCTCATGATTTAGGTGGTTCAGTAGAAACACCTGTACAATCAGCACCAGCAGTTTCTAAGAAAACTGATGATGTAGCAGCAGCATTTGATGATTTATTCAACAACTAATTAAACCCATTTTATGGCAAAAAAAGAAGAATTGGATTTAGCCGATATCCTAGCGGGTGAGCTAAATAAACAATCAAAAGACCAAAAGGTAGCATTCTTTTTGGATGATGATTCGACCCCTACAAACGTTGAGGGATGGGTATCAACCGGATGTGCAATGCTAGATGTAGCGATTTCAAATCGTCCTTATGGTGGTTTGCCAGTTGGTAGAATTGTTGAGGTAACGGGGTTAGAACAAAGTGGTAAATCATTACTATCAGCCCACTTACTTGCGGAAACGCAGAAACAAGGTGGAGTTGCAGTATTGATTGATACTGAAACAGCAGTAAGTAGAGAATTTTTAGAAGCAATCGGTGTGGATGTGAAAAAATTACTTTATGTATCTGCGGATTCAGTTGAACAAATCTTTGATTTTACTGAAACCATTATTGAAAAAGTTAGACAAACTGATAAAAATCGTTTGGTAACAATTGTAACCGATTCAGTTGCAGCCGCATCAACAAAAACGGAGTTGGCAGCTGATTATGGTAAAGATGGTTATGCAACCGATAAAGCAATCATCATTTCTAAGGCGATGCGAAAGATTACTAATATGATTGGTAGACAAAAAATCTTATTAGTATATACTAACCAATTAAGACAGAAGATGAACGCAATGCCATTCGGTGACCCTTGGACAACTTCGGGTGGTAAGGCATTGGCATTCCACGCATCCGTAAGATTACGTTTGAAAGGAATGGGACAGATTAAATCTAAAGTTGGTGGTAACGATAGAATTGTTGGAATGAAGGTTAGAGCACAAGTTGTGAAAAACCGAATGGGTCCACCATTGAGAGCAGCAGATTTTGATATCTTCTTTGATAGAGGTATTGATAACTATGGTTCGTGGTTGTCCGTAATGAAAGACAATAAAATCGTAAAACAAGCCGGTGCATGGTATGAATATACTGATACTGATACTGGTGAAATCATCAAATTCCAATCTAAGGATTTCATTCCTTTGATGACGGAAAGAGAAGAGGTTAGAGAACAAATTTATAAAAAGATTTGTGAATCTACAATTTTACAATACAAATCCGATGGTATTGACATGGAAGATTTAGAAATAGATGTTTCAGGTCCTGGTATGGATGACTAAAAAGAAAGGCATTGAAAGCAATATACAAAAACATTTTAGAATCGGTAGAGAAAGAATATACGAGTAATTCTACCAAAACGAAAAACTCGAGAGTTCTTATAATTGATGGATTAAACACATTCATCCGTTGCTGGTCATCCATTCCCACAATGAATGAAGATGGCGACCACGTTGCTGGTGTAACGGGTGTATTAAAATCAATAGGTTACGCAATCCGTCAAACTCAACCTACTCGTGTTATTGTAGTTTTCGATGGTAAGGGTGGTTCTGCTAATCGTAAAAAACGATTTAGTGGATATAAAGCAGACAGAGACCCTAACAAATTAAGAGTGAATCGTCAATATGCTGAAATGATGAACGTTGAAGATGAACGTGAATCAATGAAGAGACAATTCGTTTGGTTAGCAGAAATGTTACATCACCTACCTGTAACTACTATGATTTATGATGGTGTTGAAGCAGATGATGTTATGGCGTATATCGCCACCCAACTTCTTAAAGAGGATGAACAAGCGGTGGTAATGTCTACCGATAAGGATTTCCTACAATTGGTAAATGACAAGACCATCGTTTGGTCTCCTACTAAGAAGAAAATTTACAATAAGAAAGCAATTAAAGATGAATTTGGGTTAGAATCCAAAAACCTATTACTTTATCGTATTTTAGATGGTGATAAATCAGATAATATACCAGGAGTTAATGGATGTGGTATTAAAACCCTTGTAAAGAGGTTTCCTGAACTGACTGAGGAGGTAGAATTATCTGTTGATGATTTACTACGTTTATGTGAAGAAAAGAAGGGTAAAATCAAACTATACAATGATATCTTAGAATCAAAAGAACAAATCCTAATGAACCACGAATTGATGCAGTTAAAAGACCCTGACATTAGTGGAATCATTAAGATGCAAATTTTGGATAAATTCAACGAACCACTAAACCCTCTCAATAAATTAGATTTTATGAAAGTGTGTTTAAAGTACAAAGTTACAAATAGCTTTGGTGATTTAAACGATTGGTTAAAAGGAACGTTTGGAAATATTATAATTAACTAACAATTTAAACATGGAGAAAAACTATGAAGTGTATTAAAGTAATCAAAGAAACAAAAGACAATAAATTAGGAACTATTCGTAGAGTAGGTAATAATGAAGCTGATTCAAAAGTGAGTACTGGTGTATGGGGATTCTGTCCTAAATCAGAATGGAAATCAGCAACAAGAGTTCAAAAAGTAGTAAACGAGGATAAATAATGCAAGAGATAGACAACTTAGCGAAGTATGGGCAATCCTTTCAATCAAAAGTTGTATCTGCGTTACTAACTGATGAAAAATTCTTAGACCAAATATCTGAAATTGTTACTCCTAAATTCTTTGAATCGGATGCTAATAAATGGATAGTAGGTGAGATATTATCATACCATAATGAGTACAAAAAAACACCATCATTGGATGTTTTTAAGGTACGGATATCAAAATTAGAGAATAAGGGATTAGAAACTACTATAATAGAACAATTACGTCACGTCTATACTCAAGTAGGTAATGTTGATTCCGATTATATCAAAAACGAATTTTCATCGTTTTGTAAAAACCAAAATCTAAAACAGGTAATTCTACAATCAGTAGATTTATTGAAAGCAGGTAACTTTGATAAAATCAAAGATTTGGTTGATAAAGCAATGAAAGTTGGTGTAGAAAATGATTTAGGTCACGATTACATTTTGGATTACGAAGACCGTGCAACTGATGTTAAACGAGATACTGTCCCAACCGATTGGAAACCAATTACGGATTTAATGGATGGTGGTTTAGGACCAGGTGAATTGGGAGTAGTAGTTGCACCATCAGGTGTTGGTAAGACTTGGATTCTAACTGCATTAGGTGCATCTGCTGTTAGAGCTGGTTTAAGTGTAGTTCACTACACAATGGAATTATCCGAACACTATGTAGGTGCTAGATATGATACTGTTTTTACTCACATTCCTTCTGCTGACTTAAAAGATAAGAGAGACGAGGTTAGACATAAAATAGGTGGATTAAAAGGTAAGTTACTTATCAAATACTACCCACCAAAAGGTGTATCGGTTAAGAAATTACAACTACATATTGAAAAGATGATTGCTGCAGGAAATAAACCTGATTTAATCATTGTAGATTATGCTGATTTATTACTATCACATTCGAACAAAACTGATTCCACTTATGCTGAACAAGGAGGTGTATATATTGACCTTAGAGGAATGGGTGGTGAACTAAGAATCCCTGTCTGGACTGCATCACAAACCAATCGTTCTGCGATTGATTCCGATGTAATTGAGGCAGATAAGATTGCAGATTCATATGCAAAGGTTATGAACGCAGATTTCATTATGAGTTGGAGTAGAAAATCAAAAGATAAATTGAACAATACTGCAAGAGCTCACGTTATGAAAAATAGATTCGGGCCAGATGGAATTACGTTCCCATGTAAGATGGATACTAATACCGGATTTATCGAAGTTTATGATGCTTCATCATCAGATGGTATTATGGCTACGAAAGAATCTGCCAATGGACAATTAGTTCAAAAACAATTACTTCATAAGAAGTATGTAGAAAATATGGGGTAACTATATTATAATAAAGAGATTCTATTGGGTTAATATGGGATAATAAAAAAGATAAAAAAAATTATTAAAAATTCTATTTCGTTTTTCAATATATACAATAGTTATACTCACCAACTCCATTCTGGGTTGGGTATGTTTAATTTAAAAAATAAAAATTTATGGCAAATTCACAAGAATTATTTGAACAAATGAAGGATTTATTCGTTCAATTTGAAACCGAACACAACGGAACAACAAAAGCAGCAAAGTCAAGAGCAAGAAAAGCAATTGGTGAACTAAAAAAACTTATTACAGAATATAGAAAACAATCAGTAGAAGAAGCAAAATAAATTATAACGATGAGCAAACTATTTACTGAAAGAGTACCTTTCAAACCATTCGAATTTCCTGACTATTATACGGAGGGTTGGTTGAAACAAGCACAAGCTTTTTGGTTACATACTGAAATTCCAATGCAAGGTGATATCAAAGATTGGAATGAAAATCTTACTGAATCTGAAAAACATTTAGTTGGTAATATTCTTTTAGGGTTTGCCCAAACGGAATGTGCTGTGAGTGATTATTGGACTGGTATGGTTACCAAGTGGTTTCCAAAACATGAAATAAGACAAATGGCAATGATGTTTGGTTCGCAAGAAACTATTCATGCTACTGCATATTCATATCTGAATGAAACATTAGGCTTAGATGACTTCTCTGCATTCTTGCACGAACCTGCTATTGCAGAGAAGTTTACTTTGCTAACCGAAACCACTGCAGATTGGACACCAAAAGATTTGGATACCAATCCTATTGCAAGAAGGGAAGTTGCCAGAAGTTTGGCAATATTCTCAGCATTTTCGGAAGGAGTATCTCTATATTCATCATTTGCAGTTCTTTACTCATTTCAAATGAGAAATAAGTTAAAAGGAATTGGTCAACAAATGAAATGGAGTGTAAGAGATGAATCACTTCATAGTAGAATGGGTTGTCAATTATTCAGACATATGTGTGAAGAATTCCCAGAACTATTAGAAGAAGCTAAATCATCAATTTACGAAGCAGGAAAACTTATCATTGATTTAGAACATAAATTTATTGATAAAATGTTTGAAAGAGGTGATTTAGAAAATCTTAGAAAAGAAGATTTAAAAAACTTTATCGTAAAACGTGTTAATGAAAAATTAGCAGAGTTAGGATACAATCCAATCCCCGGTGGGGATGATTATTTCCCATTCGATGTAGATTCTGCATCCGAATTAGATTGGTTCTACCATTTGACAGGTGGTTTAACTCACACCGATTTCTTTGCAATCAGACCAACTGATTATTCAAAAGCAGGAGAAGGTGAAGATTGGGGAGATATATTTTAAAAATAGAAAGTAAATTATGGCAAAAAATAACGCAGAAGATTTGGGTTGGGAATTAGGTGTCGATTTTCCAGAGTGGGGTAATACGGAGGTATATATAAAAACTATATCCAAAGGTTACTTACTACCCGGTGAAACACCAAAAGATGCATATTGGAGAGTTTCTACAAAGGTTGCACAACGTTTGAACAAACCACAACTTGCTTCGAAATTCTTCGATTACATCTGGCGTGGTTGGTTATGTTTAGCAACTCCTGTATTATCAAATACCGGCACTGATAGAGGTTTACCTATATCTTGTTTTGGTATTGATGTTGCAGATTCAATCTTTGATATTGGTAACAAAAACTTAGAGTTAATGTTATTGGCAAAACATGGTGGTGGTGTTGGTATTGGAATAAACCAAATCAGACCAGCAGGTTCAATGATTACCGGTAATGGTACATCAGATGGAATCGTACCATTTGCAAAGATATACGATTCTACAATCCTTGCAACAAATCAAGGTTCAGTACGAAGAGGTGCAGCATCAGTAAACTTAAACATCGAACATAAAGATTTTGAAGATTGGTTGGAGATTAGAGAACCGAAGGGTGATGTTAATCGTCAATGTTTAAATCTTCATCAATGTGCAGTGGTTGGTGATAAGTTTATGAGAAAACTACAAGATGGTGATGAAGATGCTCGTAGAAAGTGGTCTAAACTTTTACAAAAAAGAAAAGCAACAGGTGAACCCTATATTATGTTTAAGGGTAATGTAAACAAACAAAATCCATCAATGTACAAACAAAATGGATTGAAGGTGTTTATGACTAATATATGTTCTGAAATCACATTACATACCGATGAATCACATTCATTTGTATGTTGTTTATCTTCATTAAACTTAGCAAAGTATGATGAATGGAAAGATACGGATTTAATTTATACAGCAACGTATTTCTTAGATGGTGTTCTTTCAGAGTTCATTCAGAAAGCAAAGAATATGAAAGGATTTGAGAATTCAGTTCGTTCAGCAGAAAAAGGTAGAGCATTGGGATTAGGTGTATTAGGATGGCACACTTATTTACAACAAAGAGGTATTCCATTCGAAGGTATGACTGCTCAATTTGAAACTCGTAAGATTTTCTCTCAAATGAAAATTGAATCAGAGCAAGCAAGTAGAGATATGGCATCTGAATATGGTGAACCATTATGGTGTAAAGATAGTGGATTCCGTAATACTCACCTAAGAGCAATCGCACCAACAGTTTCTAATTCCAAATTGAGTGGAGATGTTAGTTCCGGTATTGAGCCTTGGGCTGCAAATGTATTTACCGAACAAACATCAAAAGGAACTTTCATTAGAAGAAATTCTGAATTAGAAAAAATATTAAAGAAAGTTGGTATAAACACAAAAGAAACTTGGGATAAAATTCTTGCAGATGGGGGTTCTATACAAGATATCGCTGAATTGGATAATTGGTGTTTCGTAAATGGTAAGGTAGTTTTATGTTCGGAAATTTCAACCGAAGATAAACACAAAACATTTAATGTTAAAGATGTATTCAAAACATTTAAAGAAATCAATCAGTTAGATTTAGTAAGACAAGCAGGAATTAGACAACAATATATTGACCAATCAGTTTCATTAAACTTAGCATTTCCTGCAATTGCAGAACCAAAATGGATTAATCAGGTAACATTAGAAGCTTGGAAACAAGGTGTAAAAACATTATACTATATGAGAACTGAATCCGTATTGAGAGGTGACATTGCAACAAAAGCAATGGACCCTGAATGTTTAAGTTGTGATGGATAAAATAAAAGAAAACAAAAGATGATAACATTAAAAAAATTCTCAGCAGCATGGTGTGGTCCATGTAAAGCATTGGCACCAGTAATAAACGAAGTAAAAGGACAATTCCCAAATGTAACATTTGAGGATTATGATGTTGATGTTGCGTATGATGAAGCAACTAAATATGGAATACGTTCCGTACCAACTGTTATCATTGAACAAGATGGTAAGGAAATAGAACGATTCACTGGAATGAGTTCTAAAATGACTTATGTAAACGCATTAAATGAGTGTATCAAATAAAAGGTGTGGTGAAAATCATCCGAAAGCAAAACTTACAAACGAACAAGTTAGGATAATTAGAGAACTCTTTAAACAAGGGTTCTCTACTAACGTTATCGCTAGAAACTTTAAAGTTAGTAAATGGAATGTTGAGGAAATCGTAAAACGTCACACTTGGACACACATTTAATTTGGAAATACGAAATATTTTTCGTATCTTTGTAAAATATAAAAGAATAAAAGGTTATGTATTTAGAATATTTTGATAAGTTTTATGGTATGACACCATATCTCTTTATCGGTAATGAAGAATGGGAGTATATTAAAAGAACTTTTGATAGAGAAGATGTAAAAGAATCTTTAGCAAAAGTAGCAGCAACATACGAAATTCCATATGCAGATATTACTGAAGAAGAAGCCAGAAAAGAATACCTTAAACTAAAAGGATTTCGTTGGCATGAATTATTTACTGAAGGAGAATGGGTGCCTCGAAAAGCAACCGAATCCAAATACCCACTAACATTTCAAGGAAAACAACAATTTGTTCGTAGAATAAATACAGGTAATCCAGCATCAAACTATTTCCAACAAGCAAATAGATGGAGTGTTGATGGCACAGTTTCACCTGGTCCTTATCGTACTTGGAATAATCCAGATTTTATGTTCTCCCTTATGGGTGGAATGTATACATTAAAATTCGATGAGGTTAGTAAGAATACTTTACGAACGTGTCTATCCCTACGAAAATACATTTGTTCACAATTTAAACCAAACGTTGCTAAAGTATTATACGATTTTGTAGAAGCAAAAAACGTATTAGATATTTCAGCAGGATGGGGTGATAGATTATGTGGATTTTATGCATCCGAGCATGGTGAGCATTATGTAGGTATTGACCCTCGTAAAGAAAATCATCCAATTTATAGACAACAAGCAGATTTCTATGAGAAGAACAATGGGTTCTTCGAAACGGAAAAGAAATCAACATTCTATGAATCTCCAGCAGAAGATTTGGATTTGAGTGAATATAAAGAATACTTCGATATTGTATTCAGTTCACCACCTTATTTTAACGTAGAACGTTATTCATATGATGACACTCAAAGTTGGATTAGATATAAAACAATTGATGATTGGAATAAAAACTTTTTACATAAGACAATCGCTAATGTTTGGCCTACTATCGCTAAAGGTGGATATTTGGCTATAAACATTGCCGATGTGTATGCATCATCGAAAGGTGATGGTAAAGGTCAACAAGAAATCACTAATCCTATGAACGATTTTATTTCCACTCTAGACGGTGCACACTACGAGGGGTGTTTGGGTATGGAAATGGCTAAAAGACCGGGTTCTGCAGGGGCAGGGATGATTATAGATGGTGATGAAGAAAGATATTCCGAAGAGGAATTGAAAAAGAACGAAGAAGCAAAAGATAAAACGTTTGGTGAACCTGTATGGGTCTGGCGTAAATTATAAAATAAACACATATGACAGTAATAGAAGCAACATCCCCCGGCGATGCATGGGTAAAGGTATCTAAACACCTTATTGCAAATGGAGTAAAAGTAGGTGATTTAACCGAAGAACTAAATGTGATGACTGAAATCACAAAGTTTGAATCTGATGATTGGTTTGACCCACATTTTAGAGAAATTATGGGTGATGATAGAATTGATTATGCAAAGACAGTAACATTTTTAGAACCACAACCACACGTTTCAGATAGTCCATTCTTTGCAGCAGAAGAAGGATTGGAATATAAATTTATTAAAGATAAATGGAGTGATTCATATTGGGGTAGAATGGTTGCATGGCAAGGAACATTCAATCAGGTAGAAAATGTAATTAAAATCTTAAAGACTGGTAAAGCAGTTAAGAGATGTGAATTAATTATCTTTGACCCAAGCAGAGATGCAAGAAATCCATATTCACAACCTTGTATGTTAGCAATTGATATCAAACCTCGTAATGGTAAAATTTATCTGACATCAATTATTCGTTCAAATAGAGTATCTAAATCAGGTTATGCAGATTATACTGCATTAGTTGAGATGGGTAAATTCTTAGCTAAAGAAAGTGATATGGAATTAGAAAAAGTATCAGTTCTAGCATGTTCTTGTCATATCGGTAAAATGAATGATGAAACAAAAAAAACTCATAAGTTATTAGAAGTATTAAATAAATAATATGTGTGGAATCGTAGCAACCATAGGGTATAATAAAGAAGATGTGAACGATATGCTTGAAGCAATTGAACATCGTGGTAGAGATAACCGCGGTATCAAAGAATTTAAGTATGGAGATAAGCATATCATTTTAGGACATAATCGTTTATCTATTAACGATACATCTCCTTTGGGTAATCAACCTATGGAATATGATGGTGTAGAATTAGTAGTAAATGGTGAGATATGGAATTACCCACAACTTCGTAAAGAATATGAAGAACGAGGGTATACATTTAAATCGAACTCCGATTCAGAAATTATCCTATTCTTATATAAAGAAAATGAACTGAAACGACTTGAGGGTATGTTTTCGTTTGTTATTTTTGATAATAACAAATTATTAGTATCACGCGATTGGGTGGGTAAGTTGCCATTGTATATTTACAACACAAACAAATATATTATTGCAAGTGAAATAAAATCAATTGTTACCCAACATAAAACATCTGATATAAAATTTGTACCAAAAAACTCATTAGTTGAGATTGATTTGGATACTGATACAATTGTAGTAAACGAAAATTACTATTTTCAGTTTGCATCCGAACCTACTGAAGTTAATTCACATGATGAAGTTGCTGAAACTACTTTTAAGTTATTAGAAAGTGCAGTTGACAAACGTCTACTTTCAGATGTTCCAATTGCCACATCATTAAGTGGAGGGATTGATTCGGCAGTTATTACATATTTACTATCACAAAGAATTCCCAATCTAAAAGCGTATACAATTGCATTTGACCAAGAATCTAAGGATTTACAAAAAGCAAGAGTATGTGCCAAATATTTAGGTGTAGAATTGATAGAAGTATTCGTACCTCGTGATGAGGAAATAATTAAACAAAGATTTATAGATTCAATTAAAGTAATCGAATACCCATCAACTGTTCAAATGGAAGTGGGTATTTTACAATCCTTTATTGCCGAAGAAATGGCAAAGGATGGTATCAAAGTAGCATTTAGTGGTGAGGGTAGTGATGAATCATATGGTTCATATGGAACTTTCCGTATGTTCAGTAAGAAACCAGATTGGAGTGATGTTCGTAAAAAATTATTTGAAAAACAATACTATGGTAATTTATTAAGAGGTAACAATATCTTTATGAATTATGGTACAATCGAATTAAGATGTCCATTCTTTGATAGAGAATTTTTAAACTATACCACAAATCTTACTGATGAATACTTGGCAAAAGGAAACCAATGGAAACTACCATTAGCAAATGCATTTAGAGGTAAGTTACCTGATGAAATATTAGACCAAGAGAAAAGAGCATTTCAAAAAGGTACAAACTTTAAACAATATATTGAAGATATTATTTTAAATGACCCTATCATCAATTTCAAAAATAGAAAGAAGATGATTAATGTGATTGGGGATAATTTTGAAAAAATTTATGGATTCTCACATAGAAGTATGAAAGGTGAGTTGATATCAAACGCAGGAGGGTTGTATAAATGGATTTAAAATTAAAAGGTTTAAATGAAGATACTCCATTAGAACTTTATCATATTAAAGGTAGAGAAGTTTGGGTAAAAAGAGATGACCTTATGGGTGATGGTACACTTTTACCGCCGTGGGGAAAAGTAGCAGCATTATATGAATTGGTTAAAAAATATATTGATAAATCTAAACCATTAACCCACCTTTCAGTAGATGGAAGTTGGACAGGTTGGGCACTTGCAGCAATATGTGAAGAATTGGATATAGAATTTTATGTTTCACATCCTGATTCTAAAAAGATATCACAAGAGTATTTAGGAATGATTAAGGAAATGTATCCAAAAGTACATTTGAATCCAATCAGACCTAATATGATGCAGATTATGTACAACTCACTTAGAGGTCAGGCAAGAGAAAATGGTTGGCAAATGTTACCTTACGCTTTTGACCACGATTTTTATAAAGATTATCTTGCAGAAAGAATTCAACCATTCGTACATTTTGATAATTTAGTAGTATCATCAGGTAGTGGAGTAACTTTATCTGGTTTGGCTAGAGGATATTATAGAGAAGAACTTAAAGAGTTTTTCCCATCGGTTAGTAGAAAGATTTGGACAACATGTGTATCATCTGAAAGTTCAATCAAAAAAACTCTAAAAAAGAGTGGAATACCAATTCCGTTAAACATACGAAAATCAGAGTATCTATTCGAAAATCGTTTGGATGGATATGAAGCACCATTCCCTTGTAACCAATTTTGGGATATAAAACAATGGAAATGGTTAGAAGAGAATATAGACCAAATTGAAGGAACTATTTTGTTCTGGAATATTGGTGGAATTTATAAGTTTTAAGAAAAACTTTTGGAAATACGGAAATTATTTCGTATATTTGTATTACTAACAATTAAATTTTAAGGTTATTTACAAGAATATATACTATCAGAGAGAAAGAAACCTAATACATTTATGGGATTCCCATTTAGGTTATAGAACATTCCCATACACACGTTATGCGTATGAAAGGGCAGAGAGAGGTGAAGCACGTTCCATCTATGGTGACCGATTAACCAAAATTTACAAATTCAAAAATGATGACCCGAATTTATTCGAATCAGATGTACCAGAAACAACTCGTGTGTTAGTGGATACTTATGTCGATTCTGATATCCCATCCGAAGGTATTGTAACAATGACTTTCGATATTGAGGTGGAGATGGAGAGTGGATTACCTGATACTGAAAAGGCAGAGAACGAACTTACTGCGATTGGTTTACAAGATAGTGTAACCAATCAATATTGGGTATTGGTGATGGATAAGAAAGGTCAAATGGTTGAACGTAAAACCGATAAGGCAATCGTAATCCCTTTCAGAGATGAGAGAGATATGTGTATGAAGTTCTTAGAGTTATACGAAGGAATTGCACCAGATATTTTAACAGGTTGGAACATTGATAATTTCGATATTCCCTATCTATTCAATAGAATGAAACGAATCTTAGGCGAATCCCAAGCAAAAAGATTATCACCTATCGGTCAAGCATTCTATTCACCATATCGTCAAAGATGGTTTTTGGCTGGAGTAAGTTGTTTAGATTACCTTTCTCTTTATAAGAAATTTAACTACAACGAATTACCTAACTATCGTTTGGATACCATTGGTACAATTGAATTGGGTAAAGGTAAGATTGAGTATCAAGGTTCATTGGATGATTTATTTAACGAAGATATTGAAAAGTTCATTGAGTATAACTTAGTGGACGTTGAGATTGTTGTAGAATTAGATAAGAAATTACAATTCATTGATTTATGTAGAGGTATCTGTCATGCAGGTCACGTTCCATATGAAGATTTCGTTTATTCATCGAAATATTTGGAGGGTGCATTACTATGTTTCCTTAAACGTAAAGGATTGGTTGCACCAAATAAACCTGCAGATAGAAAAGAGAAACTCGCAGCTATGGCTGAAGCAGGTGAGGAGAAGTTTATCGGTGCATATGTAAAAGACCCAATTGTGGGTAAATATGACTGGGTATATGATTTGGATTTAACATCACTATATCCATCAATCATTATGACTTTGAACATTAGTCCAGAAACTAAGGTTGCTAAGATTTCGGATTGGGATGTTCAAACATTTATGAAAAAAGAAGTTGATTATTACCAAATGGGTGATGATAGAATTTCACGTGATAACTTAGAAAAATATATTAAAGAAGCAGATTTAACTATATCATCAAATGGTGTGTTATATCGTAAAGATAAAATAGGATGTATTCCAGAAATATTAGACATATGGTTCAATGAAAGGGTTGAATTTAGAAAATTGGAAAAGAAGTACGGTCAGGAGGGTGATAAAGAAAAATATGCCTTTTACGGAAAAAGACAGTTGGTTCAAAAAATCTTACTTAACTCTCTTTATGGTGTGCTTGGTCTTCCTGCCTTTCGGTTTTATGATGTTGATAATGCTGAGGCGGTTACGACTACTGGTCAGACGGTTATTAAAAACTCGGCGAATATGGGGAACATCAAATACAATAAAGAGTTAGGTACAACCGATGTAGATTCAAACATTTATATCGATACGGATTCAGTATTCTTTTCAGCAGTTCCACTTTTAGATTTTCGTCATCCAAATTGGAAAGAAATGCCAGATAGTGAAGTTGCTCAATTGGTGGATGGTATTGCAGGTGAAATGCAAGATTATCTGAATAAATTCTATGATATACTTTCTGATAAACTATTTAACGTTCAAAAACACCGATTGGAAATTAAAAAGGAATACGTTGCTAGAGCAGGTATTTGGATTGCAAAGAAACGTTATGCTCAATGGATTATATCAAACAATGGTATTGCGGTAGATAAATTAGATGTTAAGGGATTAGACGTTAAACGTTCATCATTTCCAAAAGCATTTCAGGAGTGTATGGGAACTGTCTTAATTGATATCCTACGAAGTAAACCAGAAGAAGAAATTACAGCATTTGTTCTCGCATTTAAAAAGAGTATGGTAGATAGACCAATTACTGAAATTGCTAAAAACTCTGCAGTAAAAAACTTATCAAAATATCTACCAAAGAAAAGACAACTTTTCCAAATGGAGAAAGGTGTTCCTGCTCACGTTAAAGCAGCAATTCTATATAATGATTGTTTGAAACATTTCAATGCACCATTCAAATATTCACCTATGAAAGATGGTGATAAAATTAAATGGGTATATCTTAAAAACAATCCATTAGGAATCGATGGGTTAGGGTTTACAGGTTATGATGACCCCGAAGAAATAACAAAATTCATTTCAACCTACATAGACCATAATAGAATCTTCGAAGCCGAATTAAAGGGTAAATTACAAGATTTTTATAACGCCTTAGATTGGGGTGAAGTGATGAGTGAACAAAAAACAGCAGAGAAATTCTTCTCATTTTAAAATAAATTTGGATAATTCAAAAATTATTCGTATCTTTGTGTAACAATAAATTAAATAATAAAAAACAAACAAATGGAAAAAGGTAAATTAAATCGTTTCGTACAAAAGTACAACCTTGCTGGTTTGGTAGAATCAGTAAAATGGGAAACAAAAGACAATTCATTAACAACTTCATTCATTTCTGATGATAAATCGGTATTGGGTAAAGTAACAATGACTGAGTTCAATTTTAACGATACAACATTCGGTGTATATGATACATCCAAACTAACAAAGATGTTAGGTGTATTAGGTGAATCAGTTGATTTTGAAATTTCTGATGTAGATGGTAAAGCAGTTTCTTTGAAATTCAAAGATGGTTCAACTTCAGTAAACTATATGTTAGCAGACCTTTCGGTTATTCCTAACGTACCTGATTTGAAGAAATTACCAGATTTCAATATCAAAATCAAATTGGATGAAAACTTTATTACTAAATTCATTCGTGCTAAGAGTGCATTAACGGATGAAAACAACTTTACATTCGTTGTAAAGAATGGTAAGGCACAAATCGTATTAGGACATTCTAATATCAATACTAACCGAATTTCTATTGATGTAGATGGTGAAATTGATGGTGATGTAGAACCAATCTCATTCTCAGCAACATACTTAAAAGAAATTTTAGTTGCTAACAAAGAAGCAAAAGATGCTACTTTAAACATTTCATCACAAGGTTTATCACACATCCATTTTGAAGCGGGTGAATATACATCTGATTACTACTTAGTAGAAATCGCTAGTTAATATATGAGTAAATACTACTACGAACGTTCAAAATTTTCTGAATTCCAATCCAATAGAACTTATCATCAGTTACTACAAATGACTGATGATGAGTTCATCAATTGGGCTAAGTTACTTCGTAAAGAAGTTACAAAGCAATGGGATGAAGATGGTGTACCTCCTGTTATCGGTAAAGATAAGGATGGTATCATAGAATCATTTAAAAAATTAAAGGGAAACGATTGTGATTTCCTACAAAAAGATTTAACAGGAGATGACGAATCATTAGGTATTATTCAGAATTTTAACAAAGATGCATCTGCTATTAATCAGTTCTTCCCTACAATGTTGAAAACTAAAATTTCAATCGGAAAAACTGCTGATGGTGGATTATCGATTTATGACCATTTCTCTGACCCTAACTTAGAAGAATTGTTTGTGAAAATTATGCGTAGAGCAGTTAAAAGAGATTCTATGTATTCGTGGTCACGTTCCATCGTAAATAAAAAAGATGAGAATGAGTTTTGGGATGGTGAAACTGGTGTAGAGTTTATTCAGAAAGTACATGAAGGTAAAATCTTTGTAGGTAAACATTCTGATTTGGATATCGTAATTGCAAAAGTAAAAGAAGATACTATTGATAATTACGGAACTATCAATGAACAATATATTGGGTTTGGTAACTTATATTTAACTGCTGAACAATTACAAGGATGTGTAGATAATGGTTGGTTAAATCCAACTCAATTATCAAATGTTAAGGTAATTGAAGATAGTATGACACTTGCAGATGGTAAAACAACTAAAAAGTTTTATTATTTGATTCGTTGGTACGATAAGACAGTTGGTATATTTCCAAAAATCCTACAAGTATTCCGTTTAAGTTGTGGACAACCTGCAGTAAACTTTCCTGCATTAACTGCAAAGTGGATTTACGAACATTTTACATCACATATTGAACAAGATGAACCTCTTCATATTTATGATTCATCAAGTGGATGGGGTGGTAGAATTTTAGGTGCAATGGCATCTCGTAAGAAAACCCATTACATTGGTACTGACCCAAATCCTGATAACTTTATTGAAGAATTAGGGATATCTCGTTATGAATATGCAGCTAAATTCTACAATGATAATTGTGTGGATGATTTCTCTGAAACATTTACTAAATTCTTTGATGTAGAAAAGCAAGGTAATACATACGAATTGTTTCAAGATGGTTCTGAATTAATTCAACATAATCCTAAGTTCCAAAAATACAAAGGTAAGTTGGATTTATCATTTACATCACCTCCATACTTTAATAGAGAACAATATTCACAAGATGAGAATCAATCATTCAGAGCATATGGTGAGTACGATGATTGGAGAGATAATTTCCTACGTCCTACTTTAACTACTATCTATGAGTATACTAAGAATGATAGGTACATTCTATGGAACATTGCAGATATTAAAATTGGTAAAGATACCTATTATGCTTTAGAAAAAGATTCCATTGATATTCTTAATGAATTAGGATGTCAATACAAAGGTAAATTAAAGATGTTAATGACTCGAATGGTTGGATTAGACCCAACTAAAACTGGTATTAAAAACGCAGTAAAACATGATGGTAAAGCTTATAAGTTTGAACCAATATTTGTTTTCTATAAACCATAATTATGATTAATATAGTATCAAGAGAACCTCAATTATTTTCCCTATTTGGTAAATCTAAGTTTAAACAAACTGAAGTTACTAAGGAATATAAAGTTTTGAATCTTACTCATGATAACAATGAGTATCAGATTAAATTATATAGTGAGTTTGATGAAAATAATATTATATGGACTACTCGTAACAAAGAAGGACATGAACTTACTAACTATAATTTCTTCGATACTAATCAACACTCTATTTTTATTAACCCACCTCAAAATACAACTTTCATTTTAGATAGATGGCAGTTTGTAGGAGTGTGGGTTAAATTATTTAGAGTATTTGGCATCGGATTTGTAAAACAACTTGAAAAAGTTTACAAAGAACGTAATTGTAGAATTGCGTTTGGATTATCATATTTCGAACCATTAGATTATGAAGCAGACCACTATGTTGGATGTATAAATGATTATGAGTTTGAGTACATCAAAATGGCCGATTATCCATTATTTGAAGGATTGAAAAATACAAAAGTAAATACGTTTAATTCTCTTTGGAATTACATTTATGATATTCTTGCGTTTGAAGTATCTCCAAATAATTGGCATCAAATTTTAAATGGCGAAGAAACTTTCTATAATTGGTTAGATGGGTTAGTAGAACCAATTGAAGATAGAGAAAAAGTATTTGGAATGTTAGGAGGTAAACCTCGTTATCATAGATTATATTTCATTAACAAAATCATAGAAAATGGTTTAGTTGATAACGGATATGTAACTATGAACAAATTCTTCTTTGATGAATATTCAATGCAAGTAAGAAACAATAATCCAAACACCGATGGTACTAATCTAATTAAACAAGAAGTATTTGAATATTGGAATAAAGAATTTTATAAACCAATATCTCACTATAATCAAATTCACGACCCATTAGGTGAACATAAACGATTTGAATATTCGACTGAAAATATTGTAAACAAAGATTATAATAAAAGTTATATTGAAGTTGTAGGTGAAACTCATATACTATTTAATAAATTATATGATTTCTGGTCTGAAAAAACATATCACGGGGTATTTTTTGAAAAGTTGTTTATTTCAGTAGGTGCCAATAAATTTTATAGAGAGTTTGAAAAATTAGGTGGTCATACATTTATCAAAGAGTTGGGTATAAATCCTATATTCTTAGAAACAGAAGACCCAATTAAACAAATGGATTATGTAATTGAAGCATTAGAAAAGATTTCATTAGAAGATGCTAAACGAATCTATTTGGAAAACTTACCTAAAATTAAAGAAAACAAAAAAATAATATTAGATTGGATTTATAATGAATTGGACTATTTTAGAAAGTTCATTCTTAAATAAATTTCTTAACAATTTGGTAATATAAAAAACCTAATGTATGCAATACTTATCTACAATGACATCAAACGAATTTATATGTTGGTTGCGAGGTTACACAAAAGGATTGGGGACAAACAACCCATCCCCATCAGATTGGGAGTTTATCAAACATACCCTAATCAAAGTTGATACCGGTGAATGGAAACCGGAACATGGAACTAATTCCCCTAAATTTACAAATGATACTAATCCACCATACACAACTGGAGGTGATGATGATTTTGTGCCTAATAAGGAATTACTACTTTCGAATAAATAAGGGAAACCTTTTTATTATAAAATTTGAGACGGTCTCAAATGGTTTATTTAATTTTTAACAACAAAAAAGGACAATTATGAAAAAACTGATTTTATCGTTAGTTTTTGCAATGACCACGTTTTTTGGATTTAGTCAGATTACTACTTCCTCAATTTCTGGTGTTGTGAAGAACGAGAAAAATGAAGTGTTGGTAGGTGCTACGATTCACGCAGTACATACACCGACAGGTACGCAGTACAACACTGTAACCAACAAAAATGGTACTTATGTACTACCTGCAACAAGAGTAGGTGGACCATATGTATTACACGCTACTTATGTAGGGTACAAAAAAGATGAAATTAAAGATGTAAATACTCAATTGGGTATTACTACAAACGTTAATTTCATTTTAGTTGATGGAACAACTACATTATCAGAGGTAGTTGTAACAGCCGGAAGAAATAATATTATTTCAAGAGAAAGAACCGGTGCATCTCAACAATTTTCTCGTAGAGAATTACAAACTATCCCAATTGTGGGTGCTAGAACTATCGATGGTATTACAAAATACAATCCATTCGGTAATGGTAACTCATTTGGAGCACAAGATTCTCGTTTGAATAACTTCACAATCGATGGTTCTCAATTTAATAACAACTTCGGTTTAGGTTCATCTGCACAAGCGGGTGGTAGAACTGGAGCAAGTGCTATTTCATTAGATGCGATTGACCAATTACAAGTTAATATTGCACCTTTTGATATTCGTCAATCTGGTTTCACCGGAGCAGGTATCAACGCAGTAACGAGAAGTGGTACAAACGAAGTTGAAGGTTCGGTATATACAACACAACGAAATAATAGTTCTACTTACATTGGTAATAACGCAAGAGGAACAACTATTACTCCATCTAAATTTGATGAAAGAGTGCAAGGTTTCCGTTTAGGTGCACCAATCATTAAGAACAAATTATTCATTTTTGGTAACTACGAAGGCATCGAAAGAACTGAACCAGGTACAACTTGGATTTCATCAGGTTCTCCTTTAACGGGTTCACAAGTGAGTAGACCAACTTTCCAACAATTGACTGACCTTTCTAAATTTATGAAAGATAAGTTCAACTACGAAACCGGTCCATTTGAAGGATATTCTAACACAAACACATCTAACAAATTTTTAGTTCGTGTTGACTGGAATATCAATGCAAACAATAAATTAACTGCACGTTACGTTTATCATGATTCTGAGGCACAAATCGGTATATCAAATTCACAATCTGCAGGTTTCGGTAATAGAACACAAAACATCAATGCAATGAGTTTCCAAAATAGTGGCTATACTATTCAGGATAATACTCGTTCAGCAGTATTGGAATTAAACTCAAAGTTTTCAAATACATTACATAATAACTTAATCGTTTCTTATGATAAACAAATTGAAAATAGAGGTTATATGTCTCAAATGTTTCCAACGATTGATATCTTACAAGGTTCTACTACATTAACATCAGTAGGATTTGACCCATTCACTCCGGGAAATAAGTTAGATTATTCTACATTTAACGTAACAAATAACTTAACAAAATATTTGAACAAACATACATTAGTAGGTGGTTTCAATTTTCAAAGTTATGAATCTAATAACTTATTCTTCCCTGCATCAAATGGTGTTTATATCTTCAATAGTTTGAATGATTTTTATACTGCAGCTAATCAATCATTAGCAAATGGTGGTAGACCGTCTACATTCGCACCTGCTCGTTTCCAATTCCGTTATTCGGCATTACCAGGAGCAATTGAACCATTACAAACTTTAAGGTCAAATAGATTAGATTTATACTTACAAGATGAGTATGATGCAACTGAAGATTTGAAATTAACGTTTGGTGTTAGAGCAAACATTATTGGATTTGATAATACTGCGTTAGAAAACAAAGCAGTATCTGCAATGACATTTGCAAATGGAGAAAAATGGAATACTGGTTTAATGCCAAAAACACAAGTTTTATTTGAACCACGTGTTGGTTTCAACTATAATTTAAAAGGTGAAAGCAAAACACAATTTAGAGGTGGTACTGGTGTATTCACGGGTAGACCTCCTTATGTATTCTTATCTAACCAAATTGGTAACAATGGGGTGTTGACAGGATTTATTGATGTAAGTGGTGCAGCAGCAGCACAATATGGATTTACTGCTGACCCTAACAAATACTTTATCCCATCAACTCCAACTTTACCATCTACATTTGATTTAGCATTGACAGACCCTAACTATAAATTCCCACAGGTATGGAAAACTAATTTGGCAGTAGACCAAAAGTTACCATTCTTCGGATTGATAGCAAGTGCTGAATATCTTTACAATCAAACACTTAACGCAGTTCATTACTACGAAGCTAACCTAAGAAATCCTGTTGGAACTTTGGGTGGTGTAGATAATAGACCTCGTTTCGGTGGAAGTGATGCAACTGTAAGAGTAAATAACAATGTAAGTAGAGCAGCAGTTCTTACGAATAGAGATGGTGCATTCCACGAATCATTGACATTAAAATTAGAAAAACCAGTTCAAAAAGGATTTTGGGGTTCAATCGCTTGGACAACTGCTAACTCAAAAGATTATATGAGTGCAGGTTCAATCGCTAGTGGTAGTTGGCAATCAGCATTATCAGTTAATGGTAATAACGATTTAGGATTATCATTTGCAGATGCGTTTGTTAAGAATAGATTCGTAGGTTTATTAGGTTATAGAATTGAATATGGCGGAAACTATGGTGGAGCAACTACATTTACATTAGGATATGTAGGACAACAAGGTAATCCATTCTCTTATATTGCAGCAGGTGATTTAAATGGTGATAGAGTAAACAATAACGATTTAATCTTCGTTCCAAATAAAGGTTCAGATATTAGATTCGTACCATTAACTGCAGGTGGAAGAACTTATACCGAAGCTGAACAACAAGCAGCATTTGATAAGTTCATTGACCAAGATGATTACTTAAAAACTCGTAGAGGTCAATACGCTGAAAGAAATGGTGGTTTGTTACCTTACTTACATAGATTTGATTTATCAGTAGCACAAGATATCTTTGTTAAGATTGGTGGAAAGAGAAATTCATTCCAAATCAGAGCAGATATCTTAAACTTTGGTAACTTAGTTGATAACCAATTCGGTGTTTCTCAAAGAGCAACTGCTCCTCAATTGTTGAACTTTGTAAGTAGAGATGCAAACAATGTTCCATCATATAGATTAGCAACTCAAAGATTAACTGATGGTTCTACTATCTTAGCTAGAGATACCTATCAGTACAACTCATCAGTATTTGATGTATGGAGTGCACAATTAGGTATTAGATATACATTTGGTAGATAATATCATTTTAAACTAAACATTAATGGGAGAAAAATTCTCCCATTTTTGTTTGGTAATTTCAAAAATATTTTGTATCTTTGTAAAATAATAATTAAAAAAATAAGTTATGGCAAAAATAATTAAATTCGATACGGAAGTTCGTAGTGGATTGAAAGAGGGTGTGGACAAATTAGCTAATGCTGTAAAAGTTACATTAGGTCCAAAAGGTAGAAACGTAATTCTACAAAAACAATTCGGTACACCACATATTACAAAGGATGGGGTATCAGTTGCAAAAGAAATTGAGTTGGAAGACCCAATTGAAAACATAGGTGCACAATTAGTAAAAGAAGTTGCATCTAAAACAGCAGACCAAGCAGGAGATGGTACAACAACAGCTACTGTTTTGGCACAAGAAATATTTACATTGGGAATTAAAAATGTAGCAGCTGGTGCTAATCCAATGGATTTAAAAAGAGGTATTGATGATGCAGTAAAAATAGTAACTGCCGAATTAGCAAAGTTATCAAAACCAATCAAAACATCAAAGGAGATTGAACAAGTAGCAACAATCTCAGCAAACAACGATTCATCTATTGGGGCAATGATTGCATCAGCAATGGATAAAGTTGGTAAAGATGGTATTATTACTGTCGAAGAAGCAAAGGGTACTGAAACGGAAGTAAAGACCGTAGAGGGTATGCAATTGGATAGAGGTTATTTATCCCCTTATTTTGTAACTAATCAAGAATCTATGGAGGCAGAATTAGATACTCCGTATATTCTTTTATATGATAAAAAGATATCTTCAATGAAAGATATTTTACCGGTCTTAGAACAAACTGCACAAACCGGAAAACCACTATTAATTATCGCAGAAGATATCGATGGTGAAGCACTTGCAACTTTAGTAGTTAATAAATTAAGAGGAACTATTAAAGTAGCAGCAATTAAAGCACCGGGATTTGGCGATAGAAGAAAAGAAATTTTAGAAGATATTGCGGTATTGACAAATGGAAGAGTTATCAGTCAAGAAGTTGGATTAACATTGGATAAGGTAACCTTAGATGATTTAGGTACAACTGAAAAAATTACGATTGATAAAGATACAACAACATTTATCAATGGTGGTGGTAATGCTGAAACTATTAAGACACGAATTGATTTGATTAAATCTCAAATCGAAAAAACTACATCTGATTATGATAAGGAAAAATTGCAAGAAAGATTATCCAAATTATCAGGTGGTGTAGCAATCCTTTACATTGGAGCAACTACGGAAGTAGAGATGAAAGAAAAGAAGGATAGAGTAGATGATGCATTACATGCAACAAGAGCAGCAGTGGCAGAGGGTATTGTTCCCGGTGGTGGTGTAGCATTAATTAGAGCACAATCTGCATTAGATAAATTAAAAGTTGATGTATCTGATGATTACCATACCGGTATTTTAATTGTATCGAAAGCAATTGAGGCACCTTTGAGAACTATTGTATCAAATGGTGGAGGTTCTGCTGAAGTTGTAATCAACGAAGTTAAACGTGGTAAGAATAATATGGGATATAACGCCAGAACTGAAGTATATGAAGATTTGGTAGTTGCCGGTATCATCGACCCTACCAAAGTAACTCGTTTAGCTTTAGAAAATGCATCATCAATTGCATCGTTACTATTAACAACTGAATGTATAGTGGCTAATAAAAAAGAAGAAAAGGAATCTCAAATACCACAAGGTGGATTTGGAATGTAATTTATAAAAGTTTAAAATATATAATATGGCGTTTTTTGAAGAAGTAACACGAGAAGAAACCAATAATACATTATGGGTTGAAAAGTATCGACCAAAAAAATTGGAAGATTATGTTGGTAATGACCATTTAAAACAAAAGATTGGTGATTATATCAGTACCGGAGATGTACCCCATCTATTACTATTCGGTAAAGCAGGTACTGGTAAAACTACATTAGCAAAGTTGATTGTAAATTCAATTAATTGTGATTTTATGATTATCAATGCATCTGATGAAAATAACGTAGATACTGTCCGTAATAAGGTGAAATCTTTTGCTTCTACTATTGGATTTAAAGATACTAAGATTATCATTTTGGATGAGTTTGATTATATGACTCCAAATGCACAGGCAATCTTGCGTAACTTAATGGAAACTTTTTCAAAACATTGTCGTTTTATTTTGACTTGTAATTATGTTGAGAAAGTAATTGACCCAATTCAATCACGTTGTCAAACATTTCAAATAGTACCACCTACAAAACGAGATGTTGCAATTCAAATCAGTAAAATATTGAATGCTGAAAAAGTACAATTTGAACCAAAAGAAATAGTTCCTATTGTAGATGCATCGTATCCTGATATTCGTAAAATTATCAATACTTGTCAATTAAATTCATCTAAGGGTGTATTAAAAGTTGATACTGGTTCTATATTAGATTCTGATGTTAAAGTTAAGATTGTAGATATTCTTAAATCAAAAGACGATAAACGAAATCGTTATGTAAATTTAAGACAAGCTGTTGCAGATTCTCGTGTACAAGATTTTACGGAATTATACACATATCTTTATGAAAAAGTAGATGAATATGCAGCAGGTAATACATCCGCAGTTATCTTAGAATTATCACAAGGGCAACATAGAGATGCTTTGGTGGTAGATAAAGAAATTTGTTTTATGGCAACTTTAATTGGTATCAACGGAATCCTATAATGAGTAAAATAATAAATCTATTTGGTGGACCGGGTATAGGTAAATCCTCAATTGCCTCCGGTCTTACCTATAAACTTAAAAAGAAACATATAACGTGTGACAATCCATATGAGTTTCCAAAACAACTTGCATGGGATGAAAACCACTCGGCTATTAAAGACCAATTATATGTGTTAGCAAATCAACATAGAGGGATTGTTAAAAGTTTTGGTAAGGTAGATTATATAATATTAGATTCACCAATCCTACTATCCTTAGTATATCGTTCAGTATATAAAGGATTAGAGTACCCAGCAACCTTATATGGAGAGTCTTTTGATAGAATGGTATTAGATATCCATAATCAGTATGATTCCCTAAATATAGTGTTAAATCGAACGGAAGGTGGGTATAATGAGAAGGAACGATATCAATCATTAGAAGAATCTAAGATATTGGATGCTGAGATTGAAAATTCACTAATAAAATACAACATTTCGTATGATATTGTGGATGTGGGGGATAAGACAGTTGAAGATATATTAAAATTATTGAATATATAGTAAATAAATTTGGTAATATGGAATATTATTCGTATATTTGAGTATAAATAAAAAGATATGATAACATTCGACCCTAACAATCCACTAACCGATGATGATTTAACTAAATTATCAGAGGAAGATTTCATCTCTTATTTAGACCAATTATCTTTATATAAACGTAAGGATAAAAAGGTTGTAAGTCAATGGAAAAAGAAAGGACACGAAATCCTTAAAAAAAGTGGTGTAAAAAATGTAAAAACAAATAGAACCCAATGGTTCGATTAATTAAAATAAACATATGTCAAACGAACAATTAGCAAAACCATTAGGAGATAGAGTCCTAATCGAAGTAGAAACAAAAGAAAAGACCGTGGGTGGTATTATCATACCCGATAGTGTCAAAGATACTGAAAACCAAATTGGAGTAGTAGTTTCAGTTGGAAATGGTATTTATACCCAAAATGGTACTAGAATCCCAATGGAAGTGGAAGTTGGTGATAAAGTAATGTTACCTGCAGGTGGAATGAGTTTGCGTAAGATTAACTTAGGTGATAAAGAATACTATCTATGTAGAGAGATGGATTTAGAAATGATTATAAAATAAAATTATGGCAAATATATTAGGTCAACAACCACCAAAACAAAAAGTAGATATATCCAATTCAGTTCCAATGTTATGTCCTCATTGTGGATACGATGTATTCATTAGTGGTACAAAGTTTAGAAAACTATCTAAACTAGCATTCGGTGGTGAACAAGATATGGTTATTCCATTTGAAGTGTTAGTTTGTGGTGAATGTGGAGAGGTAAATCATGAGATGTCTGCATTAGAATTACAAGCATTAGAACACAAAGATAAATTAAGTAAAGAACAAAATGGCTAAATCGCTTTTCGAACATATTAAAGCAATTACAACTGACCAAGACCCAAAGTATTGGGATAAGTTAGATGATGCCGATAAAAAGACCTGGTCTAATTATATGGTACATAGATTTTTATCTATGAATCCTGATTGGATACAATTTATATCAGAATTGCAACCATATACTGAAATATTAGAACCTAAACAACTTTACCTTGCATTAATCGGTATTATTCCCAAAGGAAAATATTACCTACGTTACGTTAAAGGTAAAAAGGAAGATTCATACGAAAAATGGTTAGTGGAATTGGTAGTAAAGGATTACCAATGTTCCACAAAACAGGCAGAAGAATATTTAGAAATTTTATATGCTACAAAAGAAGGTAGAGAACATATAAAATACATTTGTGAAAAATACGGAATCGAAACAAAAGAAATAACCAAATTAAAACTTAAAATTTAATTTGGTTTTTTCATATATTTTTCGTATATTTGTTATATAAAAAGATAGATAATGGCAAGAGTAAGTTATAGTCAATACGGAATGTGGACTAGTTGTCCACAACAATTCAAACTAAGTTATATTGATAAGTTAGGAGAATCTTCAGCAAATATACATACAATTTTTGGTTCTGCAATGCACGAAACAATCCAACACTTTTTAAGTGTGATGTATGGTGTAACTAAAAAACAAGCATTAGAGTTAGACCTCGAACTTATGTTAAAAGATAAGTTGGTGGAACATTTTACTGCTGAAAAGGCTAAGATGACAGAAGGTGCACCATGTGAAAAAGAAGAATTGGAAGAATTCTTTGGAGATGGTAGATTAATTTTACAATATTTTAAATCCAAATTAGATAAACTTTATACTAAAAGTGGATTTGAATTAGTATCAATCGAATTACCTTTGAATGCAGAGGTCAGACCTGGCGTTAATTTTGTTGGATTTATCGATATCGTATTAAAGGATGTTTCATCTGGTGATATCATTATTATTGACCTTAAAACTTCAACACGTGGTTGGAGTAGTTACCAAAAAACAGATAAGGTTAAAACATCACAAATGTTATTGTATAAGAAATTCTATTCTGAAAAGTACAATGTACCTTTGGATAAAATCAAAGTAGAATATCAAATCTTAAAACGTAAGATTAGTGAAAATACTGAATATGCAATCCCACGTATTTCAAAATTTGTACCACCCAATGGTAAACCATCGGTAAACGCAGCATGGAAAGGATTTACTGAATTCGTAGATGCGGTTTACGATGAAGAGGGTAAGGTAAAAGATGTTGAATTTCCTACCAATAAAGGTAAATCATGTGATTGGTGTGAGTTTAAGACTCGAAAAATATGTCCTATTTGGCAGTAATTTTTTTCTTTTTTATATATTTGTATATATTTATACATAACATAAAAAGGAGAGAGTTATGACAAACACAAAATTAACAACAGTAAAAATCGTAAAAGATGTTTACTCAAAATTCAAACAACTTTCGTTTGATTCTAATATCACACTACAAAAGTTAGTAAATCGTTCAATCAACAAATACATAGAGGACGAAACTTTTAGAACTGAAATCAACGAATATTCCGAACTACACACTAGTGGTTCACAATTTTAATTTTATTTAAATGGCAGAACAAAGAAAGAAAAAGAAAATTCTTTTACTATCAGATGATTTTAGAATGTCATCTGGTATAGCAACAGTATCCAAAGACCTTATTTTTGGTACGTTAGACAAATACGATTGGGTACAATTAGGTGCAGCAGTAGAACATCCAGAAAGTGGTAAAGAAATCGATTTGGGTGAAGATGCTAGAAAAATATCAGGTATTGAAGATGCATCAGTAAAAATCATTCCATATAGTGGATATGGTGATGCAAATATTTTACGTGAATTAATTATGAGACATCAACCTGATGCAATTCTACATTTTACTGACCCTCGTTATTGGAGATGGTTATACGAAATGGAAGCAGAAGTTAGACAAAATGTTCCTATTTTCTTTTACCATATTTGGGATGATTTACCAGACCCACAATATAATAGAGATTATTATGAATCATGTGATTGGTTAGGATGTATTTCTAAACAAACCTATGGTATTGTAAAAAGAGTAGGTCAACGCGATGATAAGGTTACGTTTAAACCATTAGAAGATTGGCAAGTAAGTTATGTACCGCATGGTATTGACCCTCAAAAATACAAACCAACTGAAGTACCTGCAGAATTCCGTAAAGCAATTTTAGGTGATAAGGATTACAAATTCGTTTTATTTTGGATGAATCGTAATATCAGACGTAAACAACCATCTGATGTAATTTGGGCATACAAACGTTTTGTTGATGGGTTACCTGAAGAAGATAGGAGTAAAGTTTTACTATTGATGCATACAGCACCAATTGACCAAAACGGAACTGATTTATTCGCAGTAAAAGAAACCATTTGTCCAGATTACGATGTTAGATTTTCACAATCACGTATTTCACAACAAGAATTAAATTATCTATACAATTTATCTGATATCACAATTAACATTGCAGGTAATGAAGGATTTGGTTTAGTAACTGCAGAATCAGTTATGGCCGGAACTCCAATCATTGTAAACGTAACGGGTGGATTGCAAGACCAGTGTGGATTTACATTAGATGGTAAAGAATTAACTGCTGAAGATTATGTAAAGATTGGTTCATTGCATGATGTTAGAGAGTGGGGTGATAAACTTAAACATGGTGAATGGGTTAAACCAGTATTTAGTAAAGTTCAAACATTAGTGGGTTCAGTCCCAACTCCATATATTATCGATGACAAAGTAGATATCTATGAAGTTGCAGAAGTTCTTCGATATTGGTATGATATTCCGAAAGAAGAACGTAAACAAAGAGGATTGGTAGGTAGAAATTGGATGATTAAAGAAGATGGTTTAAATACCAAATATATGTGTAAAACATTGATTGATGGTATGGAAACTGCATTACAAAATTGGAAACCAAAAGATAGATATAATCTATATAAAATAGCATAAAATGAAAGTAAAAATAAAAAGAGTACATCCTAACGCAATAATCCCAGCGTACGCAAAGGAAAGTGATGCAGGATTGGATTTGGTGGCAACATCAATCATTTCAAATACTACTTTTCAAATAACATATGGATTGGGTATTGCATTGGAAATACCTGAAGGATTTGTTGGATTAGTATTCCCTCGTTCATCAATCAGAAATACGGAACTTACATTAAGTAATTCGGTAGGAGTAATTGATTCGGGTTATCGAGGAGAATTGCAAGCAACTTTTAATAAATCAAATGGATTGGATTCTATATCTTACAAAGTAGGAGAACGAGTTTGTCAGATTATGATTATTCCACATCCTATTATAGAATTGACTGAAGTAGATGAGTTATCAACTACTGAAAGAGGAACTGGTGGATTTGGTTCAACAGGTAAATAATATGAGTAAACCTATATTCATAATAAGACTTCCCGGTATGTGGGAACAAGAAAGAATAGAAAGAGCTAGAGAGAGTATATATAAAACTCCTGGTCTAGCAGATGATTATTATATATTTGTGTTGGGTGATAGTGAAGTTGAAAACGTAAAGTTTGAAATGTTTAATTCACCACACCAACCAACCACATTACAAAATATTACAAAATTGGTTGAGATGTCAATCGAAAGATGTATCAAGCAAGAAGAACAACGAAAAAGATTACGCAATGAGTAAACCATTATTAGTATTTCAAGGACCTGTAGCAACACGTTCTGGATATGGCGACCACGCTAGAGATTTGTTACATAGTATTTTTCAATTGGATAAGTACGATGTGAAAATTATACCAACACGTTGGGGAACTACCCCACAAAACCAATTGGATATCACAACTGAATTCGGACAACGAATATTGGATAATGTTGTAACTCATTTGGATAGACAACCAGATGTATATGTTCAAGTAACAGTTGCAAATGAATTCCAAACATTAGGTAAGTACAACATCGGTGTAACTGCCGGAGTTGAAACTACAATCGCACCGAAAGATTTTATCGATGGGTGTAATCGAATGGATTTAGTTTTAGTACCATCCAATTTCACAAAAGAAGTATTAAAATCAACAACATTTTCAGAGGTAGATAAAAGAACTAATCAAAAAATTAGAGATATTTCAATTGTTAAACCTATTGAAGTTCTTTTCGAAGGTGTTGATATTGATGTATTCACTAAATCTCACCAAACATCAAAAGATGTATTAGAAAATATTGAAAGTGAATTTAACTTTTTATTCGTAGGACACTGGTTATCAGGTGATTTAGGACAAGATAGAAAAGATGTGGGGATGTTAATCAAAACATTTTGTACTATTTTCAAAAATACTCCAAAAGATAAACAACCTGGTTTGATTTTAAAAACATCAACTGCAGGATTTAGTGTAATGGATAGAGAATCTATAGCAAATAAAATTAAAGAATTAACAACTGAATATGGTAATCAGTGTCCACCAATATATTTATTATTTGGAGATATGACAGCTGAAGAATTATCATCATTATATCATCATCCAAAAGTAAAAACTATGATTTCATTTACCAAAGGTGAAGGATATGGTAGACCACTTGCAGAATTTGCTTGTACTGGTAAACCTATTTTAGTTAGTAATTGGAGTGGTCATGTTGATTTTTTACCTAAAGAGAATACAATTTTATTAGATGGTGAACTTACACCCGTACATGCATCTGCATCAAATCAGTTTTTATTAAAAGAATCAAAATGGTTCACTGTCAATTATTCAAATGCAGCACAAAAACTATTAGACGTATTTAAAAATTATTCAAAACACTTAGAATCATCCAAAGGATTGAGTTCTAATATAAAGAATAACTTTTCATTAAATAAAATGACTGAAGAAATGGGTAAAATTTTTGGTAAATATGTAAAGACAACTGAACATATTGCTCTTAAATTACCTGAAATTAAGAAATTGTAATGAGATTATTTACCCAACAATACAAACAAATTTTAACTCCTGAAATTAGAGTTGGTAAGAATCAAATTTTACCTTGTAACATTTATCGTATTTCAACATACAAAGATGGCGTTCCTCCAACTAAAGTGGGATTAGAATCTCGTTATGTTTTTGTTATTGGTAAACTCAATAATAAGATACATTGTCTATTATTAAATCAGATACTTCCTGATAATTTTATAACTTTTTTAAATAAGTTACGAAACAAAGCTAAACCTATTGAAAAAACTCAACCACTTAGTGAAATACTAAAATTATTCCCAAGAGATGGTAGACAATTATTTGAGGGATATGTAAAAAATAATCCAAAAATTTATTCACCTATGTTAGATAATTATAGAACATATTTTATCGATAAAATACAAAACGCATGGGAAATTAGATTTGAAGATGGGTTTTTACAAGATATATTTAAGGAAGGAACTACTCCTTCCAATAGAAGAGAAGTTATTAAAAAAGAAATAAACGAAAACGATGGCTAGTATCAGTTACGCAATTACAGTTTGTAATGAGTTAGAAGAAATAACTACATTATTAAACTTTTTACAATTACATATTAGAGAAGAAGATGAAATCGTAATTCAATATGATTCATCTTCTGCAACTCAAGAAGTAAAAGAATATCTAAATGTAATGAATCTATTACATAATGAATATAAAGTTATATCATTTTCATTAGATAATGATTTCGCATCATTTAAGAATAATTTAAAATCACATTGTAGTAAAGATTATATCTTTCAAATCGATGCAGATGAAATTCCACATGAGTACCTAATTGAAATTTTAGGTGAAGTATTAGATACCAATAGTGTAGATATTGTATTTGTACCACGCGTAAATACAGTCAATGGTTTAACTGATTCCCATATTCAAAAATGGGGATGGAAGGTGAACGAAAAAGGATGGGTAAATTATCCAGATTATCAAACAAGAATTTATAAGAATACCGATGATGTAGTTTGGATGAATAAAGTTCACGAACAAATTACTGGTTATAACACATTCTCAAATTTCCCTGCAGAAGAACAATTCTCATTATATCACCATAAAGATATAGTAAGACAGGAGAAACAAAATAATTATTATTCTGAATTACAAAAATAGTATGAAAATATTAGTTACAGGTGGTGCAGGGTTTGTAGGTACAAATCTTATAAAACGATTACTAACTGAAGGTCATTCAGTTCATTCATTAGATAATTACGATAGTGGTTTAAGAGAAAATCATATAGAAGGATGTAATTACATAAGTGGAGACATAGAACAACTTGAATATTGGGAAGGGGATTCCTTTGATATAGTTTACCACTTAGCAGCATTAAGTAGAATCCAACCATCGTTTGAAAATCCGGTTGAAACTTTTAGAGTAAATAGTAGGGGAACTGAAGCAGTTTGTGAATTTGCAAGACATAATAATGTAAAATTAATTTACGCAGGTTCATCATCTCGTTGGCACAATCCATATCAATCACCTTACGCATGTTATAAACACATTGGAGAAGAAATTCTTAAAATGTATAAAAAAGTATATGGACTAAATGCAGAGATTGCAAGATTTTATAATGTATATGGACCAAATGAAATTGTAGATGGTGATTGGGCAGCAGTGATTGGAATATGGAGAAGACAAACACGTGATAATGAACCAATTACAATTGTGGGTGATGGTGAACAACGTAGAGATTTTACTCACGTTGAAGATATAGTAGATGGTTTATATAAAATAGGAATGAGTTCTGAATCACATGAAGATGCTTGGGAATTGGGAACTGGAACAAACTATTCTATAAATGAAGTATATGAATTGTTTAAAAATAAATTTGGAGTAGATAAAGTACATATTCCAGACCAACATGGAAATTATCGTAAAACACTTAGGGAAAATGATGATACTCTAATCAGATTAAATTGGAAACCCAAAGATAGATTAAAAGAATATATACAAAGTTTATGAGTAAAAATATAATATTCATTCCTGCATATAATGGATTTGATAAAGAATGGCCTGAAGGTATTGAAAGTTGGAAATATTATTGTAATAAATGGGATATTCAATTAATCATAGCAAACGAAGAAAAAGAATATGAATTTGAGCCGTGGGGTAATGGATGTTTTGAGCCGTGGTATGATGAAAGATTAGTTGAATTAGATTACGATAAAGTTATTCTAATTGATTCCGATACTATGATTCGTTGGGATGCACCTAACATCTTTGAAGTTGCTAAGGATTATACGATGTGTATGATTAGAGATGCCGGAGGTCCACAAGTCGGTAAATATCATTTAAACCAATGGGTAGATTTAAACCCAAATATAAAAACTCCACCAGTCAACTATTGTAATACTGGTTTTGTATTTTTATCAAAAGAAAAGTATTTAGCAATTAGAAACGAAATACCAAAATATCATGAGTATTGGTCATCATTCTATAAAGTAGGTCCAACTGGTCCTAATGCATGTGAACAAACACCTGTAAACATTATTATGTATGATTTGTATGTAGATGACGATGGGTATCTACCAAAAGATATAAAATTCTTAGGGTGGGAGTGGAACAATATGGTGATGAGTAAATACGATGATGGTGAATTTATAAATGATTCATACATCTGGCATTTTACTGGTAGTAAAATGGGTGGTCATACGAATAAAAAAAATATCATAAAACAAATTTGGAATCATGTCAAACAATACTACAAATAAACTACCAATTTCAATTGGAATACTTGCATGGCATTCCGGTCAAGTACTGGTAGACACGTTGACAACTTATTACCAAAATGGGTTGTTGGATATGGTAAACGATGTTACTATTCTTTTTCAAGAAGTAACCGAACAAGATTATCAGATTGCATCTCATTTTGGAATTGATTGTATTGGATTACAGAAAAATATTGGTATTGGAAAAGCATTTAAACGTTTAACCGAAACAGCACAATCAGAGCACGTTTTAATTTTAGAGCATGATTGGAATCTAATCGAAGATAGAGCAACTACTTATGATAGATTATTATCTGGATTAGAGTTATTAGGTGGAAGTGTTGATGTAGTAAGATATAGACACAGAAACGAACCCGGTCACCCACATTTCTCATTTCAATATAAAGGTAAGGAACTTACTTACTATGATGATTGGCATGAAATACAATCACCGCATCTTTTAGATTCAGTACATTGGTGTGACCCTAAAAAAGAATTTCCTGAACAAATAGGTCAATTTGGTGAATACTTTTTAACAAGTTCAAGATATGGTAATTGGACTAATAATCCTTGTTTATACAAAAAAGAATTTTACTTAAATGTAATAGAACCATTTATGGGTGAGGGTATCGATTTAGAAAGAAAGATTGCTTACTGGTGGCCAAGACAAAACTTTGGTGTAGCACATGGTGAGGGGTTATTCAAACACAACGACTGGCAAAAATATGGTAAATAATATAACCACGCATCTTCAGGTTCATAATAATCAAATAGCAGTAGAGGAATGTATCCGAAGATTTCGTTTAAATTTTCCAAATACACCTATATATTTACATGGAGATAACGGTTATAATTTTGCTGAATTTCAAAATAAGTTCAACCTAAAATATACACATTGGGATATTAATATATCACCGAAAGGATTGGGTGATGATAATTGGTATAATTATTTAGAACGAATATTATTAACTTGTAAAACATTTCCAAATGAATGGTTATTGTTTTTAGAAGAAGATGTAAATACATTACACAATAACATAGTATTTCCAAAAAAAGATTCTGGTGGTGTAGTAGGTCATCAATTTCATGACAACTTTTGTTTATTGATATTACACAAATATCCAAATGTAAATCCACATGATATTAAATACAATATGTGCGGTGGTAGTATTGTTAAAATGGATGCTATGGTTAAATCAATTGAATCTATAATTAAAGATGAATATACTACGGATTACTTAAATAGTTTGGATAGACGAATAACAAGACATGGGGATGTTCTAATTTCAGCATTATTACATTTAAATGGATATAGTTATTCAGAATGGGATGGGTTATCTGAAACTGCAAGTGGAATATTTAGGTCAAACGCAGTATTCGACCACCAATGGAAAGAATTTTATAACCAAACTGATTATAAAAAATATTTAGATTACAAAAATAAATTATAATGGATAAAATTAATAACTTATTTCAGTGGCCAACTGAAAAACCGACAATAATACCAAGTTCACACAATTGGTTTTGTGAACAAAACGCTGAGGTATTACGAAAATTAATTAAAAAAATAAACCCATCTTTTATTTTAGAAATGGGTAGTTGGACTGGAATTGGTTCTACTAATTTTATTTTAAAAAACTCACCCAATGCCCATTTAGTTTGTGTAGACCATTGGAGTACTGATATAGAAGACCATATACAAAGTTCATTTGATAGAGAAGCTGCAATGGAATTGTATGATGAAATATCTAATTTATGGGAAATTTTTTTGGTAAATAATTGGGAATATCGCAATCGTTTAACTCCTATTAGAAAAAAAACAAATGAAGGATTGGATTTACTTAGTAAATTAGATATACCATTTGATTTGATTTATATAGATGCACATCATGATTATGAGCATGTATTATATGATATCGAAACCGCTGGAAAATACTGGCCAAACGCTGTTTTATGTGGTGATGATTATCTTTGGCCAAATGGTGATGTTGAACGTGCCGTTAAAACATATGCTGATAAAAATAATTTAAATGTAATTACAAATAACCAATGCTGGTACTATGAAAAATAATAGAGAACATTTCGATAAATACTTAGAAACGATTCAATCTGAATTATCGGATACCGATAAAATGGATATTAATTACATATTAAATGAAATTATAAATTTAAATGTCTACAACAATGATTTCGTATCAATCGAAGAAGGTGATGTTGTAATTGATATTGGAGTAAATTTTGGATTATTTAGTTTAGATGCATTACAATACAATCCATCTAAAATAGTTGGTTATGAACCTAACCCAAAATTAATTGGGTTTTTTAAAAAATTAAATATACCGAATGTTGAACTAAATCAGGCGGCAGTATCGAATAAGAATGGTATCGTTACCTTTTACGAAAACAATTTTCCTGGTAGGTCCTCATTACATTCTGAAATGAGTCCTAATACAATTAAATCATCATATGAAGTTCAAGTTTATAATATAAATGATGTTTTAAAACCGCATGACAAAATAAATTATTTTAAAGTAGATTGTGAAGGTGCTGAATACGAAATATTTGAAGCAATTGATATTGATACATTGAGTACTAAAATAGATAAAATTGCAATAGAATTTCATAACCCACCAACTGATTTAAAAGTTGTGGGATTGGTATCAAAAATACAATCAGCAGGATTTGAGGTTAAAATTGACTTTGATGGTGCCGGTACAACTGGTATGTTATATGCAAGAAAATAAGTTATAATGAAATACACAATAGTAGGTTGTATAACCAAATACGGAGTAGATGATATCAGACCATATATAGAATCGGTTGAGAAAAGTGGGTTCAATGGTGATAAGGTAATGTTGATTTACGATGTATCTACCGATGTTATTGAATATCTAACAAAGAAAGGTTGGATATTATTCCAATCTGAATTACAAGAACATATAATTTTACAACGATTTAGAGATATGTATGTAATTCTTAATCAGTATAAAACTGATTGGATTATTTGGACCGATGTAAAAGATGTTATATTTCAAAAAAATCCAATTGGTTGGATTGAAGATAATAGTTCATTTACTAAATTATTTGCTTTTTCAGAATGTGTTAAACTTAAAGATGACCCGTGGGCTGTAGTAAATACTGGTTCATCATTTCCTATGGAATGGCAGTTAGGATTGAGTGAAAAAATTAGTTATTGTGCTGGAACAATTGTAGGTGATTTGGAATCTATTAGAGATTTATTTATTCAAATTTATAGATGGAGTAAGACAACTGCTAATCCAGACCAACTATCTGACCAGGCAGCATTCAATGTTCTTATAAATTTAGAACAATTTAGAACATCTACACAACTTGTTAATCAAGAAAAAGGATTTGTAACACAATTAGGAACAGTTTGGTGTAAAAAAGATGAATTACCAATTTTAGAACCAACTCCTATTTATAGAGATGGTAAGTTCTACAATCAAAATGGTGATGAATTTGTAATAGTTCATCAGTACGATAGAGACCCTAAAATCAAACAAGAAATAATAGAGTTATATAAATGAGAATAGTAATATCAATATTTGCATTACCGCACGAAATCGATGAGTTGGAAAATACACTAACCCAACTTCGTAAAGCATCGTATTATCTTAATAAAACTAATGAATGGGTATTGGATGTAACAATGTGTTTAGCAGATGATATGGTAGATTGGAAACAATCATCATTACCAAAACAATTTTTCATAGATAAAATGTTAAAATTATCAAATGGAGTTGATTGGTGTGCTAAATATTTTCAAATAGATGATAATATCAAAGGATGTGTATCTCAACGAAAACATACTTTAATACATCAAGATACTGCTGATTTTTATATTTGGCTAGATACTGATATTATATTTGATGAAAGAACATTGGTATATTTCGAAAATATATTACCGATAGTTTCAGAAAAAACAAACTATTCAATTTTAACTCCTGAAATTGTTAGAATATGGGATTCAACTTGGGATTGCTTAGTAAATGAAAATTATATTACCAAATCGTTAAATTATCATAAAACTAATGACCCATATTTAGATTCGGGTATCAAAGGTGAAATTGGTTTAGAACCAGTTAGTAACTCATTTCCAAACCAACCACGATTTAAATTCGCTGGAGGTTGGTTCACTTGTTTAAGTGGAGATTTACTACGAAGAGTAGGAATACCAAATTCTTTCAGTCACTACGGATATGAGGATACGTTTGTAATGTGGGGTGCTGAGAAATTAATGAAAACAACTGATATAACCATTCAACAATATAAGATTAAAAACTTAGTAGTTTGCGAGAATTATAGGTATAGAAACAACACTCATTACATCAGTAATATAAGTATATTAGATAGACGAGAGGAATTTAAGAAAATAGCAGAAGAAAATTTTAATGAAGAATTGGGAAACCTCACTTAATAGTGGGGTTTTTTTATGTCTATTTGATACTTATTACTGACACTCGTCACAAATTCGTTTCGTAAATCACGTTATTTTAATGAAGGTTACGCCTAAACTTACTTAGGAGGTAACATGAAAATTGGTTTAAAATTCACTACAATTTTATTAGTGGCATTTTTTGCACTTACAACAACATCATTAAAAGCACAAACCGAACTACCACAAATTAGTGTAGGTGAGGTTGTGAATGATATTAAATTAGGAAATTTAGCAGGAAATAAAAATCTTGCATTTGGTGTGAAAAACATCATAGAAGAAAGTTTAATGGATTTAGGATATCCATTAGTAAAAGACTCGAAATTAAAAATTAAAGTTAGGTTATTGTTTTTTGATGTAGCAAACGTTGGAACAAATATTAGTGTGTTCCATAAAGGTGTTGCTACAACTCAAATTATTGCATCTGCAGAATTGTGGGATGGTGATAAACGTATTAAGAAGACCGTACAAAAAGGTGAAAGTGAAGAAATATCAACTTCAACTTTAATTGTAGGAACTGATGGTAAATTTAATCAACAATCAACAAGTAATGCATTAAAAAAAGTTTGTGAAAATATCATAAAGGACTTAACAAAATGAAAAAACTAATCGTATTTTTGGGGATATTCTTAATATCACTATCATCATTCGGACAATTGACAATCAGTCAATCTTTAACACCTGCTACTGGTTTAAAAGTAGGTGACACAATTACTGTAAGATATAATCTAACAAAAGGACAAGTGATTAAAAATGCTCGTTACCTTTGGTTTAGATACCAATTTAATAATAAGGCACTAACTTATGTATCTACTACGTTTAATCAAGGTTCATCTGCCCAAACATTCTATACAGGTTGGACAAATTATAAGTTCACACCAAATGGTGGTGCGAGTGATAACGATTTAGATGTTCAATATGGATTAAGTCCGTGGGGATATGCTGTAAATTCCGATTGGAATGTTGGTCAATTAACTGTCCAAAGAGCAGATGCATCTATTAGTGGTTTAATTGCTACTCAAAAATATATTCTAAAAGATAAAAATACTTACAATAATATATTCAAAATAGATTTAGCAACTGGTACTGATACGACAGGTGCGAATGTTGGAACTATATATGGTGGTGGTTGGTCATCATTAAATGGTGTTGTGGGTAATACATCTCAATTTAAAGTAAAAGTTCTATTCCCACAAGGATACACTATAACCGACCACAATGTTCAATTAATGCATCTTAAAACTGATGGTAGTGGTGATATAGATTGGAGTAGACAGCCAATAGCACAGTTACCATTAGACGGTAGCGGTGAAGCACTTTTCACAACACAAGTAAAAGTTGGTGATTCAGTTGGTGTATTCGTTGGTCCTGCAATGCAAAAGACTTGGATGAACAATATTGTAACAGTATCCGATGCTTATAAAGCATTCTTAGGACACTCACAAACTGATATTAGTGGAACTGCAAACTTCTTTACATTACCTGCGTTAGAAAGAAGAGTTGGTAAAGTAACTAATAATCAAAATCCATTTGGTGAAGGAGATTCATACGCATTATTTGCACATGTAATGGGACAGAATATGGATTCAAACGCAATGATTCCAACACCAACTTCAACATCAGTAAGATGGTATAGTGGTTTATTAAATCAAAGTTGGTTAGATGGAGTTGTAAAAAATAGAGTATTGATTGATACCCCTATAAAAGAAGTATACGCAGTATTTGCATGGGGTGGTGATTTGAACTGGTCACATTCATCAGACCCAGCGGTAATTGCTAGTAGAATAACAGCAGGACAATTTACAAATGCAGTAAACAATAAAACTACAAACTCAATTAGTTCTATGAGTAATGTTTCGATGAGTTATAGAACTTTATCAGTAGAACAAGCGAAATTGGGTATTACATCTACATTAGAAGGTGGTAAAGTTGTATTGACTACTACTTTAACAAAAGCAGAATTGGCAGGTTTACAAGTTATTATGAATTATGATGAATCTAAATTAACTTTGGATAATGTGATATTTGATGCAGGAAGTACTATAACTAACTTTTCAACTCATAAAGATGGTAGATTAACATTTGGTTCTATTGACCAATTGAAAACTGCTAGAATTAAAGTTGGAACTCCATATAAATTAATATTTACTCCTAAAACACCTCTAACAAATACTGCAGGATTATTCTTCTTTGTAGTTTCTGATGCGGTTGATTCAAAGGGTAATAAAATTGACTTAATAGTTGAATAATATGAAAAATTTAATAGTTACATTTTTATTTATTTTAACATCATTATTAGGGTTCGGACAGAGTGTATCTGCTCCGGACTCTAAATCGTTTATACCATCCACAACTGGACAAGATGCTAGTGGATTTAGTTTAAATGGTTTCGGTTCTACTGCGACCTTATTAGCATCAATCAGTCTAGTAAATCCACCATCTGGTACAACATTTAACCTAACTACAACAACAGGTTTAACCGCAGCAAGTGGATTCACATTAGCGGGTAATAAAACTCGTTTAGTGGTAACCGGAACGATGTCTAATATCAATACTGCCTTACAATCGTTAAAAGTAAACACAGGTTCAGTAAGAGGTAATATCGTATTATCAGTAGCAGCAACTGTAAACCCAACGGGTTTCTTTTACAACGGAACAAACGGACACTTTTATAGACCGGTATCAACGGGAAACTCATATACAGGTGCAAGAACAGCTGCATTAAACACTACATTCAAAGGTCAGCAAGGATATTTAGTAACAATAACTTCGGCAGATGAAGATGCTTTTATTTTTAATAACGTACCACAAAGTAATATATGGTTTGCATTAACCGATGAAGCCGTTGAAGGTCAATGGAGAATCGATGCAGGACCTGAAGCAGGAACTCTAATAAAAACATCAAACGGACAAACTGCCGGAAACATAGTTGGGCAATATAATAACTGGGCACCCGGTGAACCAAACAATAGTGGTAATGAAGATTATGCTGTAACAAAGTGGAATGGTTCTCAATGGAATGATTTACCTAATAACTTTTTTAATCCTTATGTAATTGAATATGGAACTTGGACTAATCCCGATGATGCAACATTTACGGAGTTTTATACAAATTCAGTAACACATACAAACGGAGATGTTTTAACTGCAAGATTTAATTTTGATTTTGGCAGTAGTATAGATGAAACAAAATTTTCAGCAAAAGCAAATACTTTCGTAAACAATGTATGGGGGGTAACTAATAATACATCGAGAGCAATAAGTGGCTTGGGTAAAGTCGATATAACAAACGATTTAGATACTACAAAAACAACAGATGGAATTAGAGCTATTATAACACCAGGAGAAGTAGAGTGGTCACTTATAAATCCATATGAAACTTCAAGAAACGGACATCGATTACAAATTGATGAAAGAGAATTTTTTGGAACGGGTGTAAACTTAAATCAGATAAAATCAGTACAGTTATTTGATATATACGATGGACCTATTCAACCTTTGGATTTTAATGGATGGTGGAAACAATGGTTAGTACCTGGAAATATTAATTTAGCTAGTAAGGTGGCATCAAGTTCATTTCAAAGTAATATACGATTGCAAGATGGATGGTATGCATTTAGAGCCGAATATACATTTACACCAAATACATTATTTAAACAACATGGAATAGAATTAGCATATACTAACCAAACGGAACTAAACACTTTATACAATAGTATTGTGAGTGTAACAGATGTGTATTTAGCATTTAAAGAATTATCAAATGGTGGTATATTTGGAAACCAAAGTGGATTAGAATTTACAAATGGTATTCAGTATATGAACGCGGATGTAGATGGTAATGGTGTATTTAATGAAACGGATACATACAAACTATTACAACATTTGACAGGTGTTGCACCACTTACACAATATTCTGCATTACCATATTTGATGAAACTTTATAGTAAATCCGAATACGATGCGATAACAAAATCTAATTGGAACACCCAATTTAACTCAACAAGAAGTTTGTTTCCTTTTAATTTGAATAGTGGTACGTTGAATAACACTTACAATGTTAATGTAACTTGGGTGGGAGATGTAAATCTATCACATTCGGCACAACAAACCCAAAGTAGTGTTGCTACTAATTCATATAGAACTATGAGTTTATCAACTCAATCAGTTTCCAATCAAATCAACGCATACCTAATGAGTGAAAATGTTGGTGGTAAATTGATAGTAACAATTTCAGTAGACCCATTACAACAAGAGTTAGTTGGTACTCAATTTAATTTAAACTATGATAATACCGCATTAAGTTTTGAAAAGGTAGAATTCACTACAAAGGGAACACCTACCAATTTTGGAACTGATAGAGGTTCATCTATAACATTGGGTTCATTGATAACCGATGGTTCAACTACGTTAGATAAAACAACTGAATATAAAATAACATTCTTACCATTGATAGGGTTAAATGGTACATTGGGATTAACATCAATTTCAAATACAGATGCTGTTAATAAAAGTGGAACACAATTAAAAGTAAAGGTAAACTAATGAAAAAAATAATATTGATATCATTAATTTTATTGGTGGGATGTACTAAACCTGAATTACCAACTCCAACTATGCCCGTTGAAAAAATATTTGAGGTAAAAGAAAGTTCGGTAGCAAACGGGCAATCTATATACTTTGATTTACCATCGGCAGGAACATACACTTTAACTTTAATTGATAAAGAAAGTGGACAAGTAATCAGTAGAGAACGATTTATTGGTCAAAATGGTGAAAATGTAAAGAAAATTTACACTAAATCGATATCGGTTAAATACTTATATTTGTTATTAGAAGATGTTACTAAAAAAGAAATAGCTAAAACAACGATAATAATCAATTAGGAGAACAAAATGAAAAAAATATTTGTATTGATATTCTTTACTATTTTACTAGTAGGATGTTCAAAAGAAGATATATTACCAACACCACAATCAGTATCCGAAGAACTTAAAATAACAAGTTCAACTGGTATTAAATTACAAACACAATTTGTAACATCGGAAGTTGCTATGAATGTTAAAACTGAAACAGCAGGTTCGGTAACAATAAGAATATTTGATATTGCAAATAAAGTAGTATCGAAAGAAACTATGAATGTAGTTGCAGGTGATAATGTACTTAAAGTATATACATCGGCATTACCATCATCTGCATATAGAATAGGATTGTATGATGCAAATGGTAGACAATTAGGAATAACAGATTTTAACAAAATACAATAACAAAACGGAGAAAAACAAATGGCAGAAGAACAAGAACAAAGTACAGGTAGCTCAATCAAAAATATGATTATCGGATTAGTGAGCACTATCACATTAGGTGTTGGTACTTGGGTTACTACACAATTAACAGGTGGTGATAAAGAAGAAACACCGGTACAACAAGCAGCACCGGTAATTAACATCACTAATAGTAACCAACAGGCTCAACAACAATCAGCAGGTGGTAAGACTATAATCATCAAAGAAAAGGCAGTAGGTGGAAATGCTCAACCGGCACAACCTCAACCAAAACCTAAGAAAAAAGAAGGTGATGAGTTTAAAGAAGAAGCACCGAAGTGGTAGTATAAAAAATAAAGGAGAATAATATGGCAGAACAAGCACCGAGTGGTTTCAAAGACCTATTGAGTAATATGATGAAACGTAGATGGTATATCACTGCGTTGGTATTGGGTGGATTTATGTTAATAATTGGTGGTATGTTTGCTGCTATTATTAATAAAAACGAAATAGCAGGAGAATGGAAAGAACTTCTATTGTTGTTATTAGGAGCTTTTATTGGTTCTTATGGTAAGATTATCGATTATTGGTTTAGTGATACCGATAAGGATAAGATGTTAGTACAAAAGATGGATGAGGAAGATGGTACATCATTATCAAATACAGCCGATATACCAAATACTCCAATAGTTCCAATGAGTGTAACACCATTAGTGTTACCAACAACCGACCAAGTTACTGACCAAGTTACCGACCAAGTCGTTGATGCACCAAAAGAAGAAAAAAAGGGAACTGAAATCGATGAAGATGGAGATGGTGTAATGGATGGTTTAGATTTCGATGGTGATGGTAAAATCGATGAATACTTCGCACATAGACAATGTGAACACGTTTGGGGAGATTTAGATGGAGATGGTGAAGAAGAGTGTTTGAAATGTGGAAAAATTAAAGATGAAGATGCTGAACAAGTAGGATAATAATAAAGGTTACATAGTTTAATAATTAAAAAAAGGAAAAAAGACTATGGCTAAATTTACTGATATTTTCAAAGATTCAAATGATTTGAATGAGAAAACAATCGTAGGGTTTGCATCATTTATAGTAATGACAGCATTCGCAGTTACCGATTTGGTAACAGGATATATGGGAAATGAGTTGTTAGTGAATGAATTTATTTATAATTCATTTATGTATATAACATTAGGAGCTTTTGGTATAGCTGAAGTTGGAAAGATATTCAACAAAAAAGAAGAACCAAAAGATGAAGAATTAGGATAATTTGAAAAGGGAGACGAAAGTTTCCCTTTTTTTATATTTATATACGAACAAAATATGAAAAACGTATATGAAAAAATTATTAGTATTCTTGCTTGGTGTTTTACTAAGCAATGTTGCCATTGCCCAAACTGTGGGAACAACAAAGACAGAAAATTATAAAGCATCATTCGAAACAAAAGTAGACATTAGTCAATTTTTAGATTATGAGGGAAAGCAAATTCCGATTCAAATCCTTAAATGTGGTATTGGTGATGAAGTTTATGAGCAATATCCAGAACTCAAAGAAAAGAAAGTGGGTTTGGGTGTGGCTAACATCACGATGGAATATTTGGAGAATCTTAATAGATTTACATTTACGGAAGATAAAACTGAAATTAAAAACCGAATGGTAAAGCAATTTCAGGCTTCTCAATCAGGTATATCACAAGATAAATTAGATGGTAGAGGTAAAATTCGTTTAGCACATTACTTTGTTGAAATCGAAGTATACGATTTTTCTGTTTCAGAAGATGAGACGGTAAATTTAAAAGATGGTGTTAAGAATATGGTAGTAACCCGTTTAGGTTTACAAGTAAGATTTACAAACGCAGAGACCGGTGAAATTATTGCAGCATCTGGATTAGGTGAAGCAAAAACTACGAGAGAATTATCATTCCTTTCAGATGCAACAGTAGATGAAGTTAAATTTAATCAATCAACAATTGGTACATCTACTAAGAAAGCGTTAGATATAGCATGTTCTAGAATTTTATTAAGAATGGTTAAAAAAGGTGTATTTGAAAAATAATGATTAGACTTTCCGAAATATTAGATGATATTCGATATGGAAATAGTAGAAAAGACCAAATCGAAAAAATAAAAAAAGATAAAGGTGGTGTTTTAAAACGTGCAATTCAATTAGGCATTATAAAAGATATATTAGAAAACCACCCATTCCCAGCAAATTCATCTGATGAAACAAAAAAAGAATTAGAGTATCTTACTAAAATAACAACCCAAGCAGATGAAGATGATTTAAAGTTATGTGAACTTATGGAACATCATCATTACGATTTTTTTGTTGTGGTTGCTAAAAAATTAGGGTTGGATGTTTCTAAGGAACAAATATTAGATTGGGTGGGTAATTTAGACCCTGTATTATTTTATTTAAAAGATGTGTTCAATAGACCAAGACCATATCAATTGGCCAAAGAATATGGTACAGAATTATATCCAATCATAGCAACTGATGCAAACTCAGCAGCATATCCATCTGGTCATACTTTGGATTTTTTAAATATTATTTTTCACTTAAAAAAACTAAAACCAGAAGCAACAAATTTGTTGGATAACTTATATAAAGATATAAGAACAGTCAGAGAAATAAGTGGAGTACATTACCCATCAGATACAAAAATTTCAGAATATTTGTTTCAACAATTAGTTAAAAATAAATTAGTATAACATAGTATCGGTATTGGTAATACAATTTTATATCAAAGATAGGGAGTTAATACTCCCTTTTTTTATATTTATAGGTAATTAAACATTATACCTATGAAAAAATTATTATTTTTATTGGCGGTTATACCAACATTAGTATTTTCACAAGTTAGTAGTTGGAGAAACAATTCACCACAACAAAGAGTACAAACTCCTAGAGTACAACAATCAATTCCACAAAGAAATGATGTTAGCAGATGGAGAACTCAAACTGAACCAATTAGACCAGGTCAACCAATACCAAATCAACCTTTGACTAGAAGATGGCGAGGTAATATGGTAAACCCATATGGATTAATGTGGGGAACTTGGGGTTGGTATCAACCATTTCCATACATTTGGTATGACGATTTTGGATGGAGGCATCAAAGTGTAGTTCGTGTATATGAAAATGGTAAAAGAGATACAATTGTAGTAAAACCCATATCATTCACAGCAGGTATTGGTAGAACTAATAATGAACAAGCTTCATTTTGGGGAACTATTGGAGGAACTAAGGGATACTTTATTATAGATTATGTGATGACGTATGATATAGATAGAAATCAGTATTTTCCAAATGGTAACATAGCCACAGCAGATTTTCCAATTAGTAAAGAAGATTTTAGAAAAGAACACACATTATATTTAGGGGGTGGTAAACGATTTGGTAAATTAGGAGTACATGGAATGATTGGATTCGGTAACGAAATTCTAAGATATCAAGGTAGAGATGTGTTAGGCGGTATTTCTTTTCCAAAATCAAATACAAATTTTACAACATTTAAAGTTGGTATAATAAGAGATTTCAAATTGTTTACTTTGAAATTCGATACCGACCCAATAAGAGGTTATTCACAAATTGGTATCGGATTGAATAATAAGTAATGAAAAAAATTTTAGTAATAGGAATGGTAATATTGTGTTGTTTATTTGCTGAAAATGTGAACGGACAAACTTACACACAAACTTTTGTAGATAAATGTAGTGGTCAAATAAAAACTGCAACAACTACTATGGTAAATGGTAATGCAGTGGTATCATTCTATGACCAAGTAAAAGTATTTACACCATTAGAAGTTCAAGGTGGAGCAGTTAAACTTTGGTTAAATTCCGTTTATTTAGCATATTCAACAATGGGATGTCCTACTAATATAGTAGTTCAACAAACTGTCCAACAGGCAGTTACACAAGCAGCATCTCAAGCAGCCACCTCTGCAGCAACTCAAGCAGCATCAACCGCAGCAAGTTCAGCCGCATCAACCGCAGCATCATCTGCAGCAAGTTCGGCAGCATCATCTTCTGCTTCATCGGCAGCAAGTTCATCTGCTTCATCGGCAGCATCATCTTCCGCAACAACATCTACTCCACCACCAACATCTAATAGTTCATCTACAACAAGTGGGGGTAGTTCATCATCGTCATCTAATAGTTCATCTTCAAGTTCATCTTCAAGTTCATCTTCATCAGAAACCAAAACTGAAACCAAAACTGAAACTAAGTCAGAATCAAAATCAGAATCAAAATCTGAAAGTAAGAGTGAAGAAAAAAAAGAAGAAACTAAATCTGAATCTAAAAAGGAAGAAAAGAAAGAAGAGAAAAAGGAGGAGAAGAAAGAAGAGGAGAAAAAGGAAGAAAAGAAGGAAAAGAAAAAAGCAGCAAACACAAATCCAATGTTAGTAGCAGCAGATTTAGCTGGAACTGAAGATGTGGATGGTAGGTATTCTGCTATGATGTCAATGGGTATATCTAAATCATCTTTAATGGGGGATAAATCATATTCAGCAACAGCTTTGATTTGGAGTACAATGGACCAATTTGCAATATCAGGTGGTATGACTCAAATGAAGTTAGAAAATGGTAAATTACACTCTCTACATAGTTACTCATTAACCACTGCATATTTGAAAGGAACTTATATGGGTATGGTTGGGTATACATTTATTAAACCACATCCTAAATTGGGAACGTATGGGGCAAACGTGGGGCTTATTACACTATTAATGCCAGATGCTAAGCAAACCTTACAATCATCGTTTTCAACCTCATTGGTATTGTTTTGGATGAAACCATATAATGTATCTAAAAAACTAGCAATTTCACCACAAGTATTCTTAATGAATTCACCAATTAACTATAATTCAGTAACAGGTGCAACGTTGGTGACACGAATTCCTGGTAGTATGTTAGGTGCATCTTTTGATTATAAAATTAGTAAACGATTTGGATTTAATATTGCGTATAGAGCAAACATGATGTTCGAACCAGAATTTACATTGTTAAATAACTTCCAAATTGGTTCAAAAGTTTCGTTTTAAATACTTATATTAATATAAAAAGAAAAATTATTTATGAAAAATTTGTTAAGTTTTAAAAATATCATACTGGTCATTCTTATTGTTTTAGTTGGATATAATATCTTTACTAACAATAGTATCCGTACTGATGTTGAAGCATATAACCGAAAAATCGATTCTTTACAAAACGAAATAGATTCAGTTGAAACTGCAAATAAAGCAATTGACACTCATATAGATAAAGTGGATACTGAAATCAATGAAGTAGATGAAAGAGTAACTACAATAAACAAAAATATAAACATACTAAAAACCCAAACAAATGAAAAAGTTAATGCTGTTAATGATTACACTGCTCACGACCTTATCTGGTTTTTCACAAACCGATATGAAAACGGACTCGATAGTACCTCTAAAAGTACCGATAGCAAAATTGGTCATTAAGGATATCCTTAGTGGTGATGGTGCTAAAGCAGAGTTGAAACAAGTGTATAAAGTGTTAGATGAAAAGAATCTACAAATTGACCTATATAAACAAAAGGATAGTTTGAAGAATGAAAAAATCACTAACCTAAATGTTATTATAGATAAGAAAGACCAACAATTTTCTTTGGAAAGAGAAAAGGCAAATAGTCTATTAAAAGAACTTAAAGTTCAGAAAGTTAAAACTGCTTTTTATAAAGCTGGTTCTGGTATTGCTTTAATAATGACTATATTATTTTTGGTTAAGTAATGAAAAAATATTTAGAAGTAAAAAATATTATTATTTTGGTATTAGTGATTTCATTATCATTAGTATCATTTGACCCATTTGGTGTAATGCCTAATAGAACCAAAACTATTGAAAAAATAGTTAAAGTTGATGGTCAATCTTTACATCCGATTCACGATACAATTGAAGTGGAAGTTCCATATGATGTTGAAGTACCATATGAAGTTGAAAAACTAATACCATATGCAGTACATGATACAATTGAAGCAAAAGTGGATACTAACTTTATCGTAACCCAATATCTAAATACTAAGAATATATTTACAAACACATATAAGTTTGATAAACAACAAGGTTCTATTACAATAATCGATACGATTTCACAAAACAAATTAGTAGGTAGAAAATACACAAGTAATATAAATCCAAAGGTAGATACTGTTGAAATACCCGAACCTTTTAAAAGAAAAGTTTATGCTGGATTCGAAGGTGGGGTTAATCAAGCTGATTTTGTAAATTTTATCGGAGTTGGGGTGATGATGAATTCTAAATCTAATAAAATATACAATTTGGGTATCGGTGTTAATAATAGAACAACTGATGGAACAAATGGGTATTTAACACCATATATTAGAGGTGGTGTGTATTGGAAAATTCGATTAAAAAAATAAAAATATATTTATAGATATACAAAAAAATATACCATGAACGAAGTACAAGTAAAACAAATAGTAAGAGAAATTGTCAGAGAAGAATTCAGACAATCATTATCAGAAGCATCATACGATTTAGGTAAAAAACAATATACCGATAAAAAGATGACACCAGTTGAAATTTTAGATTTAGCTATGGCGTATGCAAATACTCCTGCTAATAAAATGCTTAGTGGTAAACTTGGAAATATGGTTAATGTGGCTAATGATTTGGCTAAATTAAATGGTACTACTCAATTAGATGCTAAAACAAGAGGTAAACAACCTGCACTTATATTATTCTTATTAAAGAATTCATTAGTTACTAAGGATGAGTATATTAAATTATATAAAGACTTAATTGAAAAGCAAATATCTGTTATAAAATCATTGAAAAACGCTGACCCTGCGTCAAGAATGGTTGGTGGTGCTGCAGCAAGACAAGCACATAAAGATATGAAAGGTGAATTCGAAGAATCGGTAAATGAGATGAGTGTAAATGATGTTCATTTTAAAGAAATTCTTAGAATGTATGACCATGGCGGTTCTTTCACTAAAAAAAAAGTAGCAGCAGTAGTTCGTAAAAATCCAAAAGCATCAAGAAAAGATATTATTGATGCTATGTTGGATATGGATTATAAAGAAATTACCGATGTACAAGATGAATTAGGAATTAAAGAATCAGTAGAAGGTGATAGAATTCAAAATCTTAACAATAGAATTAAGGTATTAAGAGATAAGATATCTGCAACTAAATCTCCAGAACAAAAAACCAAATTCCAAAATACGTTAAAAAACGCTTTACAATCTCTTTCAAATATAAGAAAGGGACAAACTGAATCCGTTAATGAATTAAAAACATTATCAAACGGAAATTTCAAAATTAAAAAACAATACAATACTTTCGCAGATTACGAAAAACATGCAAAAATCGGTGATACAATTCTTAAATATAATAAGAAGAGTTCAATGAATGACATGATTAGTAATGATGAATTACACCAAAATGCAAAAAGATATTTAAATAAAGTTCATAGTATTGGAACTGATGGGGTTAATGTAACTATATTTGGTAAACAAACTCCTGCAAGTATCCACCCATCTGATAAAAAAGAACTTGCAGTAGTAGTATTAGAATCTACTATCAACGAAGCAAAATACGATACATATCACAAAACATATACATCAGCAATTCAAGCAGGATTAGATTGGGCTAAGAAAAGTGGATATGATTACGATGAGGAAGAAGCAGCAAGAGAAATCGGAATGGGTCCTCGTAAACCATCGGAAGGTAAAACAAATAAATTTCATCTTAGTTTAAGAAAAGATTTTAAACCTCAAAAGAAAATGCTTCATATTCAAGTATATGGTATGAAAAATTCTTATGAATTAAATGCGTATATAGGATAATGATAAGTTTAAAAGATATATTAAACGAAGAGGTAACGGATAACAAAGTAATTTGTGATTCTTGTGGTTGGTCATGGAATATATCTGATGGTGGTAAACACCCATATACTTGCCACAAATGTGGAAATGATAATACACCAATTAGTGAAGACCTTCGTAAATGGTTTGGTAAAGGTCCTACTGGTGGATGGGATAGATATAATTCAAAAGGTGAGAAGGTTGGTAAGTGTGGGGACAGTAAAGAAGGTTCTGCCTATGCTGCATGTCTTTCTAATGCAAAAGCAAGTAAATTGGGTAAAGATGGTAGAGCATCATTTGTAAAAAGAAAAAGAGCAGCACAATCTGATGCAGGTGATAGTAAAAAAGGTGGAGAACAAAAGAAAGGTCAGAAACCTACATTTGTAAAGACTGGTGCTGGTAAAAATGAAAATATGAAATTGACAGTAGAACAAAAGATGGAATTATTTTTAGAAAGAAATTGTCCAACTGACCCTGCTAAGTGGTCTGCATCGAAAGCAGCAGCAAAGAAAAAGTTTGATGTTTATCCATCTGCATATGCAAATGGTTGGGCAGCAAAAAACTACAAAGGTAAAGGTGGTGGTTGGAAGACATGTAAAGACTAAAAATGATGAAGATAATTCCCATATTAAAAGAAAAGTTAGATAATAACGAATATCAGATGGTTGATGGTATAATTGATATACTTATTCAAGTCAAAGATATGGGTAATCGTAAAGAGATTGCAGATAAAATGGTTCAACAATTCAAAGATGAAAATATCGTTTTTGATTATTCTAAGTTTTATAAAGCAATCGGTTGTAACAACAATGTAGATGAATATCGTAAACATACACCTAATGAACGAATCAAAGGGTATATGGAACGAATTAAGAACATTAAAGATAAAATGAATAGTATGGAAGATAAAACATCAGATACGTTCAAATTACAACAGGGAAAGTTAAAAGCAGTTACACAAACTCTTTTGAATTATAAAAAACAACAAAGTATAAAAAAGGCATCAGTATGATAAGTTTAAAAGGAATGATGAAAACTATGGATTGGAATGGTAAACAAGTTGAACTTGGTAAAGTTTACTCCAACCCATATGCAAACTCTTTCAAATCTCTTAAAGAGGCTGAAGGCGAAGACCACGAAGTTTCAATGGCCCAAAATTCATTGGATACTATTATTAAGATGGCAACCGAATTAAAAGCTAAAATGGGAGAAACTGAAAAAGATATTCCTGCTTGGATTCAAGACCATATCACTAATTCTGAGAATTTTATATCTCAAGCATCATCCAATTATCACGAATACAAAAGTGAATCAGTAAACGAAGCAGAAGTAGAAGCTCCAAGAGGAGATGTTCAAGTTCTCAAAGTTCTTAATGATATAGTAAAAAATCATTCTGCATTGAAAGTAAAAGACCAAAAGACAGGTAAGGTAATGATGGTAGATGTTCAATCTGCTAATGCTGTTTTAAAATTATACGATGCACTATCATCTACAAATAAATCTAAATATATAAATTCCGGCATGAAAAAGATGATAGATTTTGCTTGGGATGTAATGGGGAAACGATAATGGAAAATATTTATTCAGTTTTAATAACGGCAATCACTATGTTAGGTGGAGCATCTGCATTTCGTTTCTATGAAAAAAGAGCTCAGAAAAAAGAAAAAGATGATGATTTTATCAGACATGATTGTAAAGATAGAATTTCTAAATTAGAAGCCTTATTAGAACAATCATCTAAGGAAAAAGATGACCTTCGTAATATGGTGTTATCTCTTACAAAAGAAGTAGCTGCATTGAGTGTTAAAGTAGAATATCTTACAAAAGAAAACGATAAGTTAGAAAAAGCTTTACCGAAGGCAAAAAAACAACAAATTAACGGGTAAAATATTTGGTAATATCGATAATTTATCGTATATTAGCTGTATAAAAGTAACGTATGATAAGTAGAAGTTTATTTACTGAAAGTAAGAATTTAAGAATATTTGATTTTGATGATACCCTAGTCAAAACTACCTCATTTATATACATTACCCATAAAGGTGGTAAAAAAAGTAAACTATCTCCAGCTCAATATGCAATATATAATGAGAAACCAGGAGATGTATTTGATTTTTCTGATTTCGAACAAGTAAAACAACCGGAAGAAATCAAGCGAATTACTAACGTACTAAGAAAAGTGGTTCAAACTTCAAAAGAACCAGTATATATCCTAACTGCTCGTTCGGCAGCAGACCCAATTAGAAGATACCTAAGAGATATTGGTATCAATTCCAATAAAATCAACGTAATCGCATTAGCATCAAACAATCCAAAAGATAAAGCAGATTGGATTGAAGATATGATTGATAATAAAGGTTACGATGATATCTACTTCGCAGATGACTCCCAAAAAAACGTAGATGCAACAAAACAAATGTTGCGTACTAAGAACGTAAAATGGAGAGTTCAGCACATCAAACACTAATACTTTTTATGAATCCTTAAAAACTTTATATTTATATTGAGAAATAAGGAGTTTCAATGAAAAGTTTACAGAAAAAAATCGAAGAATATTTTATTCAAGGATTAGTCTATTTTACAGCAGGTTGGTGTGTAATAGCACTTTCTATGCAGTTATTTTTTATAGTTTTACATTTTAGTGGTAACGATGATGTTGCTAGTAAAGTATCAAACGAAATAGCTATTAGAATAGATGGTAATTACTCAACTAATCCGAAAAGTTTTTGGTATAAGAAATAATATGAAATTAACAACAATATTAAATGAGGTGAGTTTAACTCCAAAAGCTGCTAAGTTTTTGGATGCAGTTCAACTACACGATAGAAGTATCAAAGATTTAAAAAACATCACTGTCGATGCATCTCCACAAGGTAACTGGTCAGTTTATTACAAAGGTAAAAGATTAGGAACTATTAATGCTCGATTATTAGATGACGAAACAATTATGAAATATGGTTTAGAACACGATGACCATTCATATTTTGGTAGATAATAACTAACATAAAACAAAGGAAAATACAAAATGGCAACAACTTACAAAATTACATTTCCAGGTTCTACTGATGCAGTAGAAGGAACTGAGCATTTGAACACATACGAATTATGTGAAGCTTGGTTGGCTGATAATCAAGTATATTATTCTGCAGAAGACCCAGAAAAACCTGCAACTGATTCAGTTAAGTATATTTTATATTCAGTAGAAGAGGAAGATTAAGATGCCTGCACAATCTAAAGCACAACAAAGATTTATGGGTATGGTTCACGCTGCACAAAAGGGTGAAACTCCTGCAAGTCCTAAAGTTGCGAAAGTAGCAAAGGATATGGATAAATCTGATGCTAAGGATTTCGCATCAACATCACATAAAGGATTACCTACTCATGTTAAGAAAGAAATTCTTAATCGTTTGAAAAAAGAGTACGGATTCATGTTACCTAATCATCATCTAAAACCTGCAGCACCTGCACAATCATTAGATGATTTGGAAGGTGTAAACGAAAATATAGATGCAGAAGAAATAAATTCATCTATAATTCCAGCAGCATTAAAAGTTAGATTTGAAAGAGCATTAGAATTAACACAAGGTAAAGAACTAAGCTACAATCAAAAGATTAAATTACTTGCTATGGTAATTGATAGTTTAGGAGTTGATAAAGCAGAATTATCAAAAATTAGTAGTAAATTAAAAACAAACTTAGATTAAAGAATAGGAGATATGTATGTTATTGAAAAAAGGTGATAATAACGATAACGTTAAATTATTACAAACTAAATTAGGTATAGAACCAATTGGTAACTTTGGTCCTAAAACTGAAGAAGCTGTAAAAGCTTTTCAATTAAAAAATGGATTAACTCCAGATGGTATAGTAGGACCAGGGACTTGGGCAAAGATTATGAACATAGGTTCGACTACACCAACTCCAACTCCACAACCGGCAGTATCAACTCCTGCACCTCAAGTAGCAGGATTAAAATTAGATAAACTTAAAGGACACGTTCCTCAAGTTGTAATAGATTCAATTCCAGAAGTTGCTTCTAAATTTGGAATCAACACTCCATTAAGAGTTGCACACTTTTTAGCACAATGTGGACATGAGAGTGGTGGATTTAGATTAACACAAGAAAACTTAAACTATTCAGCAAAAGGTTTGAATGGTATTTTTAGAAAATACTTTCCAACTGAAGCATCAGCAGCACCTTATGCTAGAAACCCACAAAAGATTGCAAACAAAGTGTATGGTAATAGAATGGGTAATGGACCTGAAAGTAGTGGTGAAGGATTCAAATTCAGAGGCCGTGGATATATTCAATTAACAGGAAAAGAAAACTATACAGCATTTGGTAAATCAATAGGTGTAGATATCCCATCAAATCCGGATTCAGTGGCATCAAAGTATGCATTGGCATCTGCAGCATGGTTTTTCTCTAAAAATGGATTACATAGAATTGCAGATGAAGGAGCAAGTGATGCGGTTGTAACGAAAATTACTAAAAGAGTAAATGGTGGAACAATCGGTTTGGCCGATAGAATAAAACATTTTAAAGAATATTATCATTTATTAGCATAATATAAAAGGGAAGCGAAAGTTTCCCTTTTTTTATGATTTTTTTGATTTGATATATATACTATTATAATAAAGAGGGAAAAAAGTTATGATATATTGGTTCACAGGACAACCAGGTGCAGGTAAGACCGTATTAGGTAATAAACTACACAAATTTTTACAAACTGAAAAACGTAATTGGAGAAAATCAGTATTCCATGTCGATGGAGACCATTTACGCGAAATCTACCAAAACAAAGATTATTCGGAACAAGGTAGACGAACAAACATCAAAAACGCACAAGCATTAGTAGAATATCTTCACATATGTGAATGTGATGTGGTGGTATCATTAGTATCACCTTATTTAGATTTACGTGAAGAATTTAAAGATAAAATTGGTAAAGATATAACTGAAATATTTGTACATACTACCGAAGTAAGAGAAAGAGACCATTTTCACGTTTCTAACTACGAACAACCACAAGTAAATTTTATCGATATTGATACTACAAAAGATTCACCAGATACATCATTCTCAAAATTGATTAATAATCTAAACAAAATAAATAAGTTATAATGAAAAAATACGCATTGTATATTGGAAGATGGCAGAATTGGCATAAAGGCCACCAATGGTTAATAGACCAACAATTGAATCAAGGTAAAAATGTTTGGTTGGCAATCAGAAATGTTGAGGTGGATGACAATAATCCAAAAACTGCACAACAAGTATTTGATGAATTAAAAGTAGAACTAAGTGATTTACTACAAAGTGGTAAATTATTTATTTCAGTAATACCTGATATTGAATCGGTGAACTATGGTAGGGGTGTAGGATATGATGTAATCTATCACGAACCACCAACTGAAATTGCTACAATTAGTGGTACTGCAATCCGTACTGGTCATATGAAACCAGACGGAACTATGACTTATGATACAAATAAAGGATAATGATAGTACAACCTAAGCGTCATATTGCTAAAACCATCTCATATCGTATTTTAAGTACGCTTGTAGGGTTTATTTTGATGTGGTGGATAAGTGGTTCAATTAAAATTGGAACTGCGTTTGGTATTGCAGAATTAGTGTACAAACCCATTCAATATTATATTCATGAAAGAGTATGGTATAAATGGATTAAATTTGGGTTAAAAGATGACAAAAATTAAAAACATATATTGTTTTGGTACATCATATACTGCAGGTGGCGGATTCGAATTTCATAAAGATTCTAAATTAGTATCTCTTTACAAAAATTTAGGAATAGAGTTAATTCAGAATAACTTTTCATGGCCTGGATTACTTCAAACTTTAATTACCGATAAAATCAAAGTACATAATTTAGCTAAATCTGGTTATGGAAATGAACGTATTTATCGTAAGACATTAGATGTAATAGAAAGTAAATATGGTAATGTAGATGATTCATTATTTATATTTGAATTTAGTGGGTTAGGTAGAAAAGAATACTTTTTCAACGAATTGGATGATTATGTTATTTGTAATTACAATTTTGATGAATCTGAAACTGAAAACGCAGTAATGCATGGTATAGCAAATGGGTACTTTGAAGATACGCCTGAAATAAAAGCATTATT